CTATGCTGTTTTGATATCTACGATAATCCAGTCTTTACCACGATCATCATTGTATCGGTCGGTCATTTTTCTGGATTTATGGCCTAACAACTTTTGCGTATCCAGACCCTGTTCCCGATATAACCGTTCTGACAGAGATCGCTGCTCATGAAATGTGGGCGCAGTTCCTTGCTCCCATTTTATGCCACATTTTTCCCGGGCCTTTTTAAAAGCCGTTGTCAGAGTATTTGCAGAAACCTGGTCTCCTCTGTTTGCTTGAGAGGTAGTGTGACGGTAATGGACCAGATATTTACTAACAACAGCATCCCTGCACTGAGATATAACTTCACGAAGGGTAATATTCAGAGCATCGCATTTCAGGTTAAGCGGAATAGCAAGTTTTGAACCGGTTTTTTCCTGAGTAATGTGCAACATGTCGTCCCATATATCAGAGAATTTCAAATTGCAGATATCGCCTAAACGTTGTCCAGTAACAAGAGCAAGTAGCATGCCGCATTTTAAATAGGGCTGCCGTCTGCTTACGCTGTCAAATATTGCCTGCCATTCGGGCAGTGACAATCTTTGGCGGTTTACTCGATTTCGCGGTTGTTTTGTTGCCTGCGCTGGGTTAAATCCTGGCGGAACATGTCCTGCGTGTTGTGCTTCTTTGAAGACGTCGATCAACACCATTCTCACGACTTGCGCCATCCTGTTATGACCTTCAGCCTTTACAGCATCAATTATTTCGGCAATATCAAGTGCGGTAATATCCTTGAGGTGTTGCATTCCACAATGCTCACGGAAAAGACGAATGGGTTTGCCTTTTTGCCGATAGGAGTTGGGTCTTAGTTCATTATGTTGCAGCCTGTCCTCTTGGATAGAAATATATTTATCAAGCCATTCTGTCACCGTAATGTCTGAGCGCCTGCCTTTCATTCTTTCCAGACGCTCATTGACGCTTAATATTTGTCTGGTACGTTGTTCAGCAATAATGGTATTTGCTTCAGTAGCAACTTGTTTTGCTTCATTCTCATCAGTTCCTAAGCTATGAAAACGACCGGATAGTGGATGTTTGTATTGCCAATATACCTTTCCGGTTCGCTTATCTAATTTGCAATATAAATTGGGTATAGAGATTTTGTGAGATCGGGGTCTAGCAGCCATCAGCGATTATCCTTTGGAGTTTTGGGTTTGCGTTTATTGGGAGTTGCGGTTCTGCAAGCGTTCCTACAAAACGGGAATTTCGGTCAATCATCCAGTAGCGACCAACTTTTATAGCGGGTGGGGCCATCATTTTCCCTTGCGCGTATTTTTTCAGAACTCGCTCACTTGGTGCTAAGTCCCCAAATTCTTCTTTAGCCCAGTCCTGTAAAGTGATTAGTCGAGACATTTGTCCTCCTCTTAGCTGCTGAGGGAGTTTGTGACCGATATATCTGACATGATATTAAGCTCATGGCAGGTACATCTCTTGACTGGTCATAGAGATAAATTTAATGCTGAGAAATGCAGTATTGAATTTATCAATTTTTCTATTTCCTGCGCATGTCACGTAACTTCTTAATGTGTTCTGCCGTTTCGATCTCTTCTGCTATCCGATCTGCATCAGCTTTATTCACAGGTTCAAAGTCATGATTAAAGCGGAACATGCTGGCGATACATGTTCTGCCTTTTCGGATGTAGTGAACTTTGTTGTGGGTAGAACGCAGGATTTTGCAGGGAGTGCCGTGGTGGTCGACGTACCAGGTGTTAGGGTCAATCACTCTGAACATTCTTGACCTTGTGTTGTGCGGATTGATATTCAGTGCTGATATTCACCTTTATAGCGAACACCTTTACCGGTTTATCGCCAAAGTGCGGATGTGTGATTGTCTTCACTTCATATCCGTCATACGGAACATCAATTCTGCGACTGGAATCGTCGCGCTTCGGATATCCCTTTGTGATAATCAGGCGGTCATATTCCCGGAACATAATTCGCTTATTCCAGTAGTCATTACACAAGCGATACTCTTCCGTTTTCTCTCCGCGAATCATGGCATCGAAGTATTCACTTTTAACAGCAAGTTGCAGGTTAGCCATCACTTAATCCCCCTTTGTTTGCGGATAAGCTCCAGATCTTGCTGGCAACTGGCGCAAGTCCGACAACCCTGAACGGCCAGGCGTCTTCGTTCATCTATCGGATCGCCACACTCACAACAATGAGTGGCAGATACAGCCAGGTAGTTCAGGCGGCGCATTTTTATTGCTGTGTTGCGCTGTAATTCTTCTATTTCTGATGCTGAATCAATGATGTCTGCCATCTTTCATTAATCCCTGAACTGTTGGTTAATACGCTTGAGGGTGAATGCGAACAATAAAAAAGGAGCCTGTAGCTCCCTGATAATTTTGCTTTTCATGTTCATCGTTCCTTAAAGACGCCGTTTAACATGCCGATTGCCAGGCTTAAATGAGTCGGTGTGAATCCCTTCAGCGTTACCGTTTCGCGGTGCTTCTTCAGTACGCTACGGCAAATGTCATTGACGTTTTTATCCGGAAACTGCTGTCTGACTTTTTTGATTTCAGAATTAGCCTGACGGGCAATGCTGCGAAGGGCGTTTTCTTGCTGAGGTGTCACTGAACAAGCCCCATGTCGGCAAGCATAAGCACACAGAATATGAAGCCCGCTGCCAGAAAAATGCATTCAGTGGTTGTCATACCTGGTCTCTCTCATCTGCTTCTGCTTTCGCCACCATCATTTCCAGCTTTTGTGAAAGGGATGTGGCTAACGTATGAAATTCTTCGTCTGTTTCTGCTGGTATTGGCACAAACCTGACTCCAATTTGAGCAAGGCTATGTGCCAAATCAATACTCGTTCTTAACTCAACAGGAGATGCTTTGTGCATACCGCCCCCCGTTTATTATTTATCTCCTCAGCCAGCCGCTGGGCTTTCAGCGGATTTCGGATAACAGAAAGACCGTGAAATACCCAGCCTCGCTTTGTAACGGAGTAGACGAAAGTGATCGCGCCTACCCGGATATTATCGTGAGGATGGGTCATCGCCATTGCTCTCCAAATACAAAACCAATTTCAGCCAGTGCTTCGTCCATTTTTTCGATGAACTCCGGCACCATCTCGTCAAAACTCGCCATGTACTTTTCATCCCGCTCAACCACGACATAATGCAGGCCTTCACGCTTCATTCGTGGGTCATAGTTGGCAAAGTACCAGGCATCTTTTCGTGTCACCCACATGCTGTACTGCACCTGGGCCATGTAAGCCGACTTTATGGCCTCGAAACCACCGAGCCGGAACTTCATGAAATCCCGGGAGGTAAACGGGCATTTCAGCTCAAGGCCATTGCCGTCACTGCATAAACCATCGGGAGAGCAGGCGGTGCGCATACTTTCGTCGCGATAGATGATCGGGGATTCAGTAACATTCACGCCGGAAGTGAATTCAAACAGGGTTCTGGCGTCGTTCTCGTACTGTTTTCTCCACGCCAGCGCCTTAGCATTAACTTCCGGAGCCACACCGGTGCAAACCTCAGCCAGCAGGGTGTGGAAGTAGGACATTTTCATGTCAGGCCACTTCTTTCCTGAGCGGGGCTTTGCTATCACGTTGTGAACTTCTGAAGCGGTGATGACGCCGAGCCGTAATTTGTGCCATGCATCATCCCCCTGTTCGACAGCTCTCACGTCGATCCCGGTACGCTGCAGGATAATGTCCGGTGTCATGCTGCCACCTTCTGCTCAGTGGCTTTCTGTTTCAGGAATCCAAGAGCTTTCACTGCTTCGGCCTGTGTCAGTTCTGACGATGCGCGAATGTCGCGGCGAAATATCTGGGAACAGAGCGGCAATAAGTCGACATCCCATGTTTTGTCCAGGGCAATCAGCAGAGTGTTAATCTCCTGCATGGTTTCATCGTTAACCGGAGTGATGTCGCGTTCCGGCTGACGTTCCGCAGTGTATGCAGTATTTTCGACAATGCGCTCGGCTTCATCCTTGTCATAGATACCAGCAAATCCGAAGGCCAGACGGGCAAACTGAATCATGGCTTTATGCCGTAACATCCGTTTGGGATGCGACTGCCACGGCCCCGTGATTTCTCTGCCTTCGCGAGTTTTGAATGGTTCGCGGCGGCATTCATCCATCCATTCGGTAACGCAGATCGGATGATTGCGGTCTTTGCGGTAAATCCGGCACGTACATGATTCATTGTCCTGCTCAAAGTCCATGCCATCAAACTGCTGGTTTTCATTGATGATGCGGGACCAGCCATCAACGCCCACCACCGGAACGATGCCGTTCTGCTTATCAGGGAAGGCGTAAATTTCTTTCGTCCACGGATTAAGGCCGTACTGGTTGGCGACGATCAGCAATGCGATGAACTGCGCATCGCTGGCATCACCTTTAAATGCCGTCTGACGAAGAGTGGTGATCAGTTCCTGTGGGTCGACAGAATCCATGCCGACACGTTCAGCCAGCTTCCCAGCCAGCGTTGCGAGTGCTGTACTCATCCGTTTTATACCTCTGAATCAATATCAACATGGTGGTGAGCAATGGTTTCAACCATGTACCGGATGTGTTCTGCCATGCGCTCCTGAAACTCAACATCGTCATCAAACGCACGGGTAATGGCTTTTTTGCTGGCCCCGCAGCGTTGCAAATGATCGATGCAGAGTGATTCAAACAGGTGCTGTGGAAGACCTTTTTCCATGTCGTCTGCCAGTTCTGCCTCTTTCTCTTCACGGGCGATCTGCTGGTAGTGACGCGCCCAGCTTTGAGCCTCAAGACGATCCTGAATGTAATAAGCGTTCATGGCTGAACTCCTGAAAATGGCTGTGAAAATATCGCCTGCGAAATGCCGGGCTGATTAGGTAAACAGGAAAGGGGATTAGTGATTCAGGCCGTTGCCGCGTCCGTCGAGAAAAACTTCCACGAGCAAATCACGGGTATAAGTGCGCTCGATGCCGCGATGCAGATAAAGCCGTCCGCGTAAATTAGCTGATGCAGTCCAGGTACCATCTTTGTGTTTGACCAGCATTCCTGGCATGACCGCACCGCGATTAACGGTCTGCGTTCCGTAATGTTGATGAACCATAAAAACTCCTGCCCGTAAGCTGGGCTGCTGAACATATAGAGACTTCTGCGCGCATTCAGGCGGTGGATGGCCGCCGGTTGTCATAACTAAGCCGCCTCGTTGAAGCGACTGAGGTATGAAGTGTTGAGTTGATTTCAGCTGGTCACACCGACGTTCACGCGTCCGTTTCACCCCTCGCACTCCCCGAAGCCTGCTGAAATCAAGCTGCGGATCTAAGCGGTCATCGCAACGGTGAATCAGGTGGTTGCCGTATCGTTGTGTTGTTGCGACATGGTGATGATAGCCATTGCTATTGGTGATATCAATACTTATTGCTATTATTAAATGTGTTTTGATATTAAATGTTTGATAGCAAAAAGAATTAATTTTGTGACTTGCATCGCATAGCGATAACTGAAGCGAGGTCGTGGTGGTTTTTTGAACGGTTTGTGTGATGAGGGGAAGGCAAAAGAAAACCCGGCACTGGGGCCGGGTTTAGATGGATAAGAAAGGGTAATAGGGAATGAAAAATCGCTTTGCGTAATGCAAGGTGGCGAGCAGTTTCTTAAGCACTAAAGAAAAAAGTACATTGATAGCTTATAAAGACCTGTTCCTGCAGCGATGATTGCTGGAACACCAAGCAATACCGCAAGCTTTGCGTCTGAAACCTTTCTATCGACAGCATCGATGGAGGGTTTTTTGGCTAGTGAATCTTTTATTGAATCGAGTCGCTCCAGAACAGCGATCATGTTTCTGTCGATAGATTTGACATCTGTCTTAAGCTCATCAACGTCACGTCGGATATAGGACACATCAGACTCAAGCTTTGCAACTTTCGATTCAAGCACATTATTACTCCCAGAGCCACCGCTACCACTTGATTGTAGCATAGGTACATTACCGCCAGACATACCAGCTGATTGAGAAAATGCTGCAGTATGCAAAGATGATGATCTTGCCGCTTGTTCAAGCTTTTCAGTTAGGTTTGGAGCTTCGTAATAACCGTGTTTCATTGTTAATATTATGACTTATTGGTTTTAGCTCTATCATGCTGATCGCGAATAAAGTCAGCGAGTTTAAGCATTAAATCTTCCGTCATGCGAATTGTTGCAATGTTGTACTTTACGTTTTCAGTGTCATTACTACCATCAGCGCCCCATTCTGTAACATGCTGAAAGAAAGATATGGAGCCTAAGCGATCGTCATCTTCCCCAAAAGATGAATATCCAAATGCATCAGCATATGCATCTACACAGTTATTTGATTTTTTTATAAGTTTTTTATCACTCATTTTTGCCTTTCCCGTAATGTTATTTTTATAAAGAATTCTTTCAGCGCATTACCCAAAAGCCTCATCAGCACGCAGCTGATTATCCGTGTTTCCTATACGTCTGCGGCATACTGCCAATAACCTTCCCGAAAATGAACACCCGGTTCATCTCGTCTTTCTCGATCGGGTCCCACGGTGAGTAGCTCTTGTTATCAGAGATAACCAGTAGCTTATCTTTCATCATTTGCAGGCGCTTTACATGGGCTGTGTCGTCGTATAGAAACGCATAGATACCATCACCGTCGAAAGATTTAACCGTGATATCAACGAACAGCAGATCACCTGGTTCGATCGTTCCTGACATGCTGTCACCGCGTACGTTAATGATGCGGATATTTTCTGCCTTCCTGCCATCGAACATGTGACGAGCATCGTCAAACGAGTACTCAACCGAGCGTAGGACTTCTACAAACTCACGGTTGATGACGCCCGGCCCAGCACTGACTTCTATATCAAGAACGTCAATCTTGAAGTATTTGGAATGGTTGACAGCAGGCTTTCCTGATTGTTGACCGTCATTTCTCATCGGGCCTATGCCTGATGAGAGCCACTCTGTTCGAACACCCAATGCATTAGCTATTTCAACAATTTTTGTTGAGCCGCGCGCGTTGCCGCTTGTCAGTCTCCAGATTGTGGGTTGAGCTACGCCAGACGCCTTTGCAAGAGCGCCTTGAGACATTCCAGATTGTTCCATCGCTAGGTTTAAGCGATCAGCAAGAGTTTCTTTTTTCATAAGTTTTAATTTATACGCTTGCGTATTGATGGTCAAAACACGTTTTGCTATTGAATGGGTTGATACGCATTGCTATTATCTGTTCATTGCAATACCAATAGGAATTGATAATGACAAATCAAACCATTCAACTCGCAATCAGTATTACAGGTAGTCAAAAACGACTGGCAGATCTATGCGGTGTAGCCCAACCCACTGTTTGGCGTTGGCTACACGGTGGCGGAATTGATGCCCGCTATGTAATGAAAATTGTCTCAGCCACTGGTGGAAAGATTAAACCAGCAGATATTCGTCCCGACCTCGCACCATTGTTTAACGCGAGTAATTCTGCCGCCTAAACTGCGGCGTTAACTGATAAGGCAATGACTATGCAACCACTTACATACCAACAGACTAGCGGATTTAGCCCGACAGCGGTGATAAATCGTTCTCAAACAAAACAGGTGCCAGGCCACGAAAAAATCCGTGATGCCGTCCGCGCCTGGTCGGCTGTAGATAATCAGGATGTCGTTGCCACACTCATTGTGAATGAGTATCGGGAGCAGGGCGGCGGCACCATCGATTTCCCTGATGATGTCAGCCGTGCACGCCAGAAGCTGTTCCGCTTCCTCGATAACAAATTCGATTCTGAAAAATACCGAAATAACGTGCGTGAATTGACCCCGGCAATTCTGGCGGTACTACCGCTGGAATATCGCGGCCACTTGGTTGAGCAGGATAGCTTCATGGCTCGGCTGGCTGAAATGGAAAAGGAACTCAGTGAGGCAAAACAGGCTGTCATTCTCAACGCACCACGCCACCAGAAACTGAAGGAGATGAGTGAAGGCATTGTGTCGATGTTTCGTGTGGACCCGGACCTGGCTGGTCCATTGATGGCGATGGTCACCACCATGCTGGGGGCAATATGACAGGTTCAGAAATGGCAAAAGCCGGTCTGCGCGAACAGAACCGACTTTCAGGTGCAAATCGTAACACACTCATTGCGGGAGGAATTATGGCAAACACTGCTGAGATATTCAATTTTCCAGTGCCGGATGCGGCACAAAAGGAGCCGCGCGTGGCAGATCTCGATGATGGTTATACGCGCATTGCAAATGAGTTGCTGGAAGCTGTGATGCTGGCCGGATTAACACAGCACCAGCTTCTGGTCTTCCTGGCTGTCATGCGCAAAACATATGGCTTTAATAAAAAACTGGATTGGGTTAGCAACGAGCAACTTTCCGAATTAACCGGGATATTGCCGCACAAGTGTTCTGCTGCAAAAAGTGTTCTGGTAAAGCGTGGGATTTTTATTCAGAGCGGGCGGAATACCGGCATTAATAATGTGGTCAGTGAATGGTCAACATTACCCGAATCAGGTAAGAAAAATAAAGTTTACCTGAAAGAGGTAAATTTACCTGAATCAGGTAAAAAAAGTTTACCCAAATCAGGTAAAGGCGTTTACCCGAATCAGGTAAACACAAAAGACAAACTAACAAAAGACAATATAAAACCTTTTTCGTCCGAGAATTCTGGCGAATCCTCTGACCAACCAGAAAACGATCTTCCTGTGGTGAAACCGGATGCTGCAATTCAGAGCGGCAGCAAGTGGGGGACAGCAGAAGACCTGACCGCCGCAGAGTGGATGTTTGACATGGTGAAGACCATCGCGCCATCAGCCAGAAAACCGAATTTTGCAGGGTGGGCTAACGATATCCGCCTGATGCGTGAACGTGACGGACGTAACCACCGCGACATGTGCGTGCTGTTCCGCTGGGCATGCCAGGACAACTTCTGGTCCGGTAACGTGCTAAGTCCGGCCAAACTCCGCGACAAGTGGACCCAACTCGAAATCAACCGTAACAAGCAACAGGCAGGCGTGACAGCTAGCAAACCAAAACTCGACCTGACAAACACAGACTGGATTTACGGGGTGGATCTATGAAAAACATCGCCGCACAGATGATTAACTTTGACCGTGAGCAGATGCGTCGGATCGCCAACAACATGCCGGAACAGTACGACGAAAAGCCGCAGGTACAGCAGGTAGCGCAGATAATCAACGGTGTATTCAGCCAGTTACTGGCAACTTTCCCGGCGAGCCTGGCTAATCGTGACCAGAACGAACTGAACGAAATCCGCCGCCAGTGGGTTCTGGCTTTCCGGGAAAACGGGATCACCACGATGGAGCAGGTGAGCGCCGGAATGCGTGTTGCCCGTCGGCAGAATAGACCATTTCTGCCATCACCCGGGCAGTTTGTTGCATGGTGCCGGGAAGAAGCATCCGTTACCGCCGGGCTGCCAAACGTCAGCGAGCTGGTTGATATGGTTTACGAGTATTGCCGGAAGCGTGGTCTGTATCCGGATGCAGAGTCTTATCCGTGGAAATCAAACGCGCACTACTGGCTGGTTACCAACCTGTATCAGAACATGCGGGCCAATGCGTTGACTGACGCGGAATTACGGCGCAAGGCTGCCGATGAACTGGCCTGTATGACCGCGCGAATTAACCGTGGTGAGGCTATACCTGAACCAGTAAAACAACTTCCTGTCATGGGCGGTAGGCCTCTAAATCGTGCACAGGCTCTGGCGAAGATCGCAGAAATCAAAGCTAAGTTCGGGCTGAAAGGAGCGATGAAATAGAGCTAAAGTATTAGCTTAAAAATAAAGTATACCTAGCGAATATAATCTAGGACTAGTTGTAACGCCCGAAATGATTGATTGCGTGAGCAACAAAATTTTTCTTCCATTGTTGTGAAATCATTTAGCCATAAAGTTTATGCAGAGATTTTATTTTATTTTTGAGTTGATTTTTTTGTAACGAGCTGTATATTTCGCGCCTCTTGTCATACCAGTTATTTTTTTCATTATATTCATAACGTTGATTGAACTATGACCACTGTGAATAAAAAGTTAAAAAAAACTGCATCTGGCGCGATTACATGGTCGGTAATTGTTACCCAGATATTATCTCCAGTTTCTCTTTCTTTGATCCCAGCAAACAGTTTTGCATCATCTGGTAATAAAGATGTTACGCAAATTTATGCCAGCGATGAGCATGCAAATAAAGTGGCCTCATTTGCAGCAAGTGCAGGTCAGAGCCTGGCGAATAATAATGCAAGTAGTTTTGCTGTAAATACTTTATCAACTCAGGCGACAAAAGAGGTCGTCGACTGGTTGCAACAATATGGCAATGCGCGCATCAAGCTTAATGTCGATGATTCTTTTTCCTTGAAGGATTCATCATTCGACTTTTTATATCCATGGCTGGATACTCAGGATTATGTGTTATTCAGTCAGACATCACTACATCGTACTGATGACCGAAATCAGACCAATATTGGTTTGGGGATTCGTCATTTCACTCCTGATAACGCAATGTTGGGTGCGAATGTTTTCTATGATTACGATTTAAGTCGTAGTCACTCTCGTGCAGGTTTTGGGGTTGAGTACTGGAGGGATTATTTCAGGCTTGGTGTAAATACCTATTTTGGTCTATCTGACTGGAAGAACAGTCGTGATATTGATGATTATCTGGAAAGACCTGCAAATGGCTGGGATTTTTCTGCTGAAGGATGGCTACCTGCTTATCCGCAATTAGGGGCATCTATTCAGTTTGAAAAATATTATGGTAAAAATGTCGGGTTATTTGGAAGCGATAACCTGCAGGAAAACCCTTACGCAGTTACTGGGGGAATTTCTTATACACCAGTTCCTCTGATTAAGTTTTCTGCACAGCATAAGCAAGGACAGAGCAACACTCACGATACAACCTTTGGTGTTGAGTTTAATTATCGCCCGGGCGTTTCCTTGGCTGAACAGCTTAGCAGCGATAATGTTGCAGTTATGCGAGAAGTCCAGAACCGGCGTTATGATTTTGTTGAACGAAATAACAACATTGTTCTGGAGTACAAGAAGAAGCATGCACTGAAAATCAGTTTGCCAGAGTCTGTTCAGGGGGAGGGGGAATCAATCATCCCTGTAACACTGACAATCAACAATGCTAGTGGTGGTATCAAGTCTGTACAGTGGAATGATAGTGCATTCACTGCGGCTGGCGGCAAGATCAGTGGAAATGGCACATCATGGCAGATCACTTTACCGGCTTATAAAAGCGAAGGTGTAAATTCGTGGAATGTTGGAGCCACAGTACAGGATAACAGAGGCAACGTTTCCAACTATGCCGTGATGAATATTAGCGTTACTGATAGTGGTGTCTCGACGGCTGATTCGTCTTTTACACTGGATGGAGATTCGTCGCCGACGATCTCTGCTGATAGCCAATCCACTTATCCGATAGTATTAAGCCTGAAAGATAGTAACGGTAAGGCATTAACCGGACTGGCTGATGACATTGAAATGTCAGTGGAATTTACAGCAGATAGCAATAGTGCTCGACAGCGTGAAACGGTAACTGCTCCGTCATTAGGCGCGGTAGAGGAAATCTCTGCTGGGGTATATCGCTCTGTTCTGACTGCTGGTTCGCAGGCTGGTACGGTACGTGTAACTGCAAAAGTTCAGGGAAAAACCTTTACTCTGAATATTAAGCAGGCAGCCATTACTGATAGTGATGTATCGACAGCTGATTCGTCTTTTACACTGGATGGAGATTCGTCGCCGACGATCTCTGCTGATAGCCAATCCACTTATCCGATAGTATTAAGCCTGAAAGATAGTAACGGTAAGGCATTAACCGGACTGGCTGATGACATTGAAATGTCAGTGGAATTTACAGCAGATAGCAATAGTGCTCGACAGCGTGAAACGGTAACTGCTCCGTCATTAGGCGCGGTAGAGGAAATCTCTGCTGGTGTATATCGCTCTGTTCTGGCTGCTGGTTCGCAGGCTGGTACGGTACGTGTAACTGCAAAAGTTCAGGGAAAAACATTTACTCTCAGTATTAAGCAAACAGCAGCAACAGAACCTGATTCTGAGGTCAGTGCTGTTTTAACCGCTGCACCAGCAGAACAGGTAGTTGGTTACAATATCAATCTACAACTGGCAGTGAAGGATTCACAAGGAAATGCAATCACTGGTGATAACACTCTGAGCTTTTATGCTCTTAACCAGGCAGAAGGAGTCGAGTTTGGGACTGTAACGGAAAAAGACGGTGTCTATAGCGCGACAGTAACTTCAAAACGAGCTGGTAAGATTACTATCGGTGTTAAATCTGATAGTCATGATTTCTCAGGTGTTAAGAAAGAAATCACCTTTATTGAGGACCGGCAGCAGGTTACATTCTCTCAGTTTGAAGCCAGCCAAAATAATGCATTGGCTGATGGAAAACAGAGAAATATGGTAACTGTAAGCCTTGCGGACCGTTTCGGCAATGTTGTTCCTGGTTATGCTGTCACATTGTCTTTACCAGCAGGGATAACTCAAGTTGGTGGTGAACATGCTGTTTCAACTGACGAAAATGGTAATGCTATTTTTGCGTTAATAAGCTCCACTCCGGGGTCTTACGTGATTACAGCTCATGCTGGTTCTCAGATGTCTACTGAGTTAACAGTGACCTTTGCATCAAATATGACCGGAGCTTCACTGTCACTGACGCCTGAAAGCAGTAGTTTAATTTCCAATATTCCTGCTAATGGTAAGGATGCAGCGGTATTAGATGTGCAGCTGACAAATACGAATGCGTCGGTCAATGGGCAAAAGATTCAGCTCATCACCTCATCTGAAGGATTATCTGTACCAACAAATATCGTGACTGATTCAACAGGGCATGTTTCTGTTCCGCTTACAACGGTGAAAGCTGGTGAGTACACGGTGACTGCACGGGTGACTGACGGTTCCCATAGCGTGGAATCTGGCAGCGTTAAGTTAACTTTTGTGCCCGATGTTGCTTCTGCAGAACTGAATATGAGTGTATCAAAACAGGAGATTGTGGCCGATGGCAGTGAAAACGCAACAGTAAACATTCAGTTGGTTGATGCGAATAACAATGCGTTTACAGGCGAGGTGGATTTAACGATTACACCATCGACGGGAGCATCATTGACCAGTAGTAATCTGCAACTGGATGCTCATGGACAGGCAACAACGCAGTTCACTGCATCGAAATCAGGCCAGTACACAATTCAGGCCGAGTATGTTCTGGATGGGAAACGCATAACCGCAAGCCAGAATATTGATGCCGTGACGGATGTGAAGGGGGCTGTGTTGGAGATCACATCATCTGCATCTTCGGCTGTAGTGAGCGATACCAACAATCTGGTATTTACGTTACTGTTGAAAAGTAAGTCAGGCGAAGCATTAAGTGGTCGAGCATTGAATGTTAAGACATCTGGGCCGTCTAAATATGGTGCGTTGGTGGTTGATAAAACCACAGTAACGACTGATGAGAACGGTCAGGCTACGGTAAGCGTACATGGTCGAACGGTTGGTTCGTATAAATTAACGGCGACCTTAAACGAACTTGGCAGTGATGTTAGCGCGGTGAAATCATTCTCCCTGTACGCTGATGACGCAAATGGAGTATTGACTCTAACAAAAGATCCTGGTTATGAGACAAACGATGGATCTCCAGTAGGTATTTATGCTCGATTTGTCGATCATTTTGGAAACCCATTATCTGGTACGGTTGAGTTTTCTGCTGGTAGTGAAGATAGTCCAGACTCTCAACGGGTCAAAATGGAGCCTGCTACAGTAACGTTACACTGGACAGGTAATGCAGCTTCGGAATTCAGCACCTATGAAAGTGGTTATCACTGGATTAAGGCCAAAATAACGAATAGCAAAAATACATATGAGAAAACAATAAGGACTTATGTTGTAAAACTACCTGAAAAGGATAGTTAACAAAATTGAATGGGGAGGGCTTAGCCCTCCCTCTTTTTACAGGTTAGCGTTTGGGTTTTGTTGTTGGGGAGCTGTTTTTATAGGCGCTCCCAGGTTTTTAGTAAACCACTCAACGACTCTGTTTATAATAATTGGCTGATACCATGTCTTATCGCCATGCTCGGCCCCTTCTACCAGCACGTACTCAGCGTTATCACCGTTCTTCTTCAACATCCTGAATAGTTTGGCGCTTTGCTCAGGTGAAACCAGAGTGTCTTTGCTACCATGCATAATAAGAAATGGGGGTTTTACTCCTTTCATATGTCCGATTGGACTGGCGTTTAGCGCTTTTTCTTTTGACGCTGTGATGGGGGCTCCCGCAAAATTTCTGAATGCAGGGCCATTGATCATTAAGGCTTCGGTTACGGCAGGAGAGCGATGAACCTCCTGCACTGATTCAGGGAACCCCTCGCCAATATTCAACAAGTCAGAAATCCCATAAAGTGTGGCAACTGCCTGAACATCTGAGGATTGCTGAAGAAAGTCACCTTTATCAAAGGTTTTGTCACCATTTGTAGTTCCCATCATCTGGGCAAGCCATCCACCGGCAGAGTCACCCAGAACTCCGATTCTTTGAGGATCAATCCCATAATTGCTGGCATGCTCTCTCAGGTAACGTATTGCAGCTTTTCCATCCTCAACTGGTGCTGGAAATGTATCAGGAATTGTTCTGTATTCTACAGCGGCCACAACAAAACCAGCTTCTGCCAGAGCCATTCTCATTTCAATAAATTTGTCATGTTCAGAAGACATGAATCCGCCGCCGGGATAATAAATAATGGCTGGTTTTAAATCATTTGTTCGCGGGACAAGAACTGACATGTGAAGCTGTCTGACAGAACGAGTTCCTTTTATCTGGGAATAAACAACATCACCAATGAGATCGACCTGGTTTCTGGTCGGTGAAACACTAATGATATCTGCACCCGGGGTGTAACCAGGAAGATTAGTCTGGACAGGTGTTGCACAACTCCCGACCGACATGGCCATTGACATACCATACAATAGTGTTGCAGATGATAATATCTTGTTAATTTTCATGTTTTACATGCCTTGACTTATCGGATGAAATTCTCTTACTGAATTTAACGGCAGTTTAATAGCCGTACAACTCGTGGTAGCCAGGGAAATATCCCAGTCGTGGTTAAGGTTGTACTTGACGGCTATTATTTCAACAATGCTTAAAGTGAGAGCTTAAGGTTATGCGTATGTTTTACAGTCCGAGTAGATTCTGACCAATAGCTTCTTTGTATAATTCTGTCAGAAATAAATCTTGGCTTGCATGAAGTTTGAGACCTTATCTTGTTTGATTATGAATAATCAATTCGCCATAATTGTATCACCGGAGCCTGAACAACTCCGGTGACTTCTGCGCTAAACGGGGACGTTTATGCGCACACACAATCCAAACTCTCTTCTCCCTTCACAGATGCAGAAATGCACCTGCGTTTTTTTGCATCCAGCGTCTGACCTCTGTGGAGGTGAAGCGTGAACCTACCACAAGATGGCATCAAACTGCATCGCGGTAACTTCATCGCTATCGGCCAGCAGATCCAGCCTTATCTGGAGAACGGAAAATGCTTTCGCATGGTGCTTAAACCGTGGCGTGAGAAACGCAGTCTTTCCCAGAATGCACTCAGCCACATGTGGTACAGCGAAATCAGTGAATACCTCATCAGCAGGGGGAAATCGTTCGCTACCGCAGCATGGGTAAAAGATGCTCTCAAACACACATACCTCGGTTATGAAACCAAGGACCTGGTTGATGTCGTAACCGGCGAAATCACTACTATCCAGTCGTTACGCCATACCTCCGATCTCGATACCGGAGAGATGTATGTCTTCCTGTGTAAGGTTGAAGCCTGGGCGGTGAATATTGGCTGCCACCTGACTATTCCGCAGAGCTGCGAGTTCCAGCTGCTGCGCGACAAGCAGGAGGCGTAATGGCTACACCGCTTATTCGTGTCATGAACGGACACATCTACAGAGTACCAAATCGTCGTAAGCGTAAGCCTGAGCTGAAACCATCCGAAATACCAACACTGCTCGGATATACCGCCAGCCTGGTTGATAAAAAATGGTTGCGACTGGCAGCAAGGAGGAATCATGGCTGACTTGAGAAAAGCAGCGCGTGGTCGGGAATGCCAGGTAAGAATCCCTGGCGTATGTAATGGCAATCCTGAAACGTCAGTACTGGCACATATCCGGCTGGCTGGATTGTGCGGTACCGGTATCAAACCGCCAGACCTGATTGCCACCATTGCATGTTCTGCCTGCCACGACGAAATCGACCGTCGCACGCATTTTGTTGACGCTGGATATGCAAAAGAATGTGCGCTGGAAGGTATGGCGAGAACACAGGTTATCTGGCTGAAAGAGGGGGTAATTAAGGCGTGAATACTTACTGCATCACACTACCCTGGCCGCCGAGCAATAATCGCTATTACCGCCATAATCGTGGACGCACGCATATCAGCGCAGAGGGGCAGGCATACCGCGATAATGTCGCCCGAATCATTAAAAACGCAATGCTGGATATCGGCCTGGCTATTCCTGTGAAAATCAGCATTGAGTGCCACATGCCGGATCGCCGTCGCCGTGACCTTGATAATCTGCAAAAGGCCGCTTTTGACGCACTCACCAAAGCAGGTTTCTGGCTGGATGATGCTCAGGTCGTTGATTACCGCGTTGTGAAGATGCCCGTTACCAAAGGTGGGAAGCTGGAGCTGACTATCACTGAACTGGGAGATGAATGATGTTTGAGTCTTATATGGCAGAACGTCTTCGCCGCCGCTGGGTGCGCCTGCGCTTATATCGTTTTCCTAGTTCTGTTTTGACCGATTACCGGATACTGAAGAATTACGCCAAAACACTGAAAGGAGCTGCCGCATGAATACCCAATATTTACAGTATGTCCGCGAGCAACTCATTGTGGCTACCGCTGATTTGAGCGGAGCAACGAAAGGACAGCTTGAAGCCTGGCTGGAGCATGCACAATTTGATACTGGTACATACAAACGAAAGAAGCCGCGCATTCTGGATGAGGTAACTGGCAGGATGATTACGCTGGATAATCCGCCGATTTCCGGTAAGCAGTTGTACGCAAAAGGTTCATCCATTGCACTGGTCAGCCAGGTTGAGTTCTCAACCTCGTCATGGCGCCGCGCGGTTCTGTCTCTCGAAGAACATCAGAAAGCGTGGTTGCTGTGGAGTTACAGCGAAAGTGTTCGCTGGGAACATCAGGTCACCATAACGCAGTGGGCATGGAGCGAGTTTAAGACTCTGTTGGGTACCAGGAAAATTGCAGGTAAAACACTGGAACGTTTGAAGAAGTTGATCTGGCTGGCGGCACAGGATGTGAAGAACGAGCTGGCAGGGCGTAAGACCTATGAATACCAGGAGCTGGCATCACTGGTGGGAGTGACATCAAAAAACTGGTCTGAGACATTTACTGAACGCTGGGTTGCAATGAAGCACATTTTTCTACAGCTTGATAGCCAAGCTTTATTGCTTTTAACGAAAACACGTTCAAAACAAAAGACCATATTTTCACAGCAAGATATTGCAAAACTGGATTAAAAATCATATATTTTATGTAAATCTGATATTTTGCCAATGTTGTACGCACTGGCAGTAATCCAAATTCAAGCCCGAGGTTTAAAGCCTTGGGCTTTTCTGTTTCTGAACGGTGAGTAGCCTTCCAACCTACCCCAGCCAGGGTGTCTTCAGCTGTTGAGTTGATATTGCTTAACCCTCTGTTGCCAGCTACATGCTGGCTTTTTTATTCCAGGCTTGCGGGGAGCATCAACTCCGTGCTTTGTCGTTAAATTACCCCGTGAGCCTGATTTCTGACATTTAACGTCCCGGCCTTTTGTCGGCGGCGAAACATTGGCTATTCATATGCACGAAAAAGAGAGCCTTGCCGGAGCGTTCTGGCTCGTTTTGCTGATCATCGCAGGTTGGGGCGGTCTGGTCCGCTACCTGATAGATGTGAAGCAGAGTAAAGCAACGTGGAGTTGGATAAATGCTCTGGCTCAAATAGTGGTATCAGGATTCACCGGTGTTATTGGTGGCCTGATCAGCATCGAAAGTGGATTCAGTATTTACATGATTCTCGCGACAGCGGGGATTAGTGGTGCGATGGGTTCGGTTTCACTGACGTACTTCTGGGAACGACTGACAGGGGTGAAAAATGCAAAATCTTAATCCTCAGCGTAAAGCCTTCCTCGATATGTTGGCGTGGTCAGAAGGAACGGATAACGGGCGACAACCGACACGTAACCACGGTTATGATGTTATTGTTGGCGGCGAACTGTTTACTGATTACTCCGATCACCCTCGCAAACTTGTCACGCTACACCCCAAACTCAAATCAACAGCCGCCGGACGTTATCAGCTTCTTTCACGCTGGTGGGATGCTTACCGTAAACAGCTTGGTTTGAAAGACTTCTCCCCCAAAAGCCAGGACGCAGTGGCATTACAGCAGATTAAAGAGCGTGGTGCTTTACCGATGATTGATCGCGGTGATATCCGTCAGGCAATCGACCGTTGCAGCAATATCTGGGCTTCACTGCCGGGCGCTGGTTATGGTCAGTTCGAGCATAAGGCTGACAGCCTGATTGCAAAATTCAAAGAAGCTGGCGGAACGCTCAGAGAGAGTGAGGTATGAGCAGAATAACCGCGATTATCTCCGCTCTGGTTATCTGCGTCATCGTCTGCCTTTCATGGGCGGTTAATCATTACCGCGATAACGCGATTACCTACAAAGCCCAGCGCGACAAAAATGCCAGAGAACTGACGCTGGCGAACGCGGCAATTACTGACATACAGATGCGTCAGCGTGATGTTGCTGCGCTCGATGCAAAATACACGAAGGAGTTAGCTGATGCGAAAGCTGAAAATGATGCTCTGCGTGATGATGTTGCCGCTGGTCGTCGTCGGTTGCACATCAAAGCAGTCTGTCAGTCAGTGCGTGAAGCCACCACCGCCTCCGGCGTGGATAATGCAGCCTCCCCCCGACTGGCAGACACCGCTGAACGGGATTATTTCACCCTCAGAGAGAGGCTGATCACTATGCAAAAACAACTGGAAGGAACCCAGAAGTATATTAATGAGTAGTGCAGATAGAGCTGCCCATATCGATGGGCAACTCATGCAATTATTGTGAGCAATACACACGCGCTTCCAGCGGAGTATAAATGCCTAAAGTAATAAAACCGAGCAATCCATTTACGAATGTTTGCTGGGTTTCTGTTTTAACAACATTTTCTGCACCACCACAAATTTTTGCTGCATCGACAGTTTTCTTCTGCCCAATTCCCGAAACGAAGAAATGATGGGTGATGGTTTCCTTTGGTGTTACTGCTGTAGGTTTGTTTCCAACAGTAAACGTCTGTTGAGCACATCCTGTAATAAGCATTGCCAGAGCGGCAGAAAACAACATTTTTTTCATCTTATTATCCTGCATTGTTAAAAACGGCAGAATCCTATGTGACAACAATTAAACGATAGTTAAATGGATTGATGAAAATTAAAACTACACAGGTGGGCTCAGACTATTGGAGGAAGTTGGGGACACTCAGAATCCTGTGGAATGAAATAAACCGGTCTATCCGTCCATTACCCTTTTAGCTGCGCTGTATCGTCGCCGTATTCCCGCATTAACCATGACCGTAGCCCGACGGGGAATTCCTTCTGCGTGAGTGTGCGGGAATAATTAAAAACGATGCACACCGGGTTTTTACCGCGTTAATGATTCGCGGGTTTATCCCGGTGCGATGGTGGAAGAAACAGGAAGCTGTATTACAGAAAGTGCTACTACTGTATCCCGATGCGATGTATGTAATGTGAGTCAGATAATGGCACAGGATGTGGTGATGTGGCAGTCTGGAACACAGGATATATTGTCAGAATAAGACCCGTAGGAATAAAAATGAAAAGACGCCTTTTACTACTTTTTCTGTTATCTGTCCTGGCAGTGGGATGCTCGCAGCAAAAAGCTGATGAGCCCCGGCAATTAGTGACGGTGTATCCACGATATCCGGAATATGCTGCAGCAAATTATATCAAGGGGCTGGTTGAGGTTAAGTTCGATATTGGTGCTGATGGGACTGTGACACGGATCGTTTTTCTCCGCTCAGAGCCTCATAATTTGTTTCGTGATGAAGTGGTGAAGGCCATGGCGAAATGGCGATTTGAAAAGAATCGCCCCTGTCAGGGAGTGAAGAGACAATTTATCTTTACGCCGTCACGTCCTTGATGCTTCCAGGTAGAGAGGGGCTGGAAGCAGGAGAAAAATGAAAGAGCCAGCGGTTATATTTTTGTCATGGCTGACGAGGAATGATGGAAGAAGGCGTTGTATGCCACACAACGCCTCACTGTTCATTTCTTCTTTTTCTCTGGTGGAACCCGATGAATAAGAGTTGCACTGGTTTCCGATGAGATGGCGATATACTCGGGCAAAGTATGCTGGCAGTTTTCCAACTGGTCAAAAATACCTGCTCTCGTCTGTTGCAATGCCTGCAGCATGCGGCGGCAATGCGCCTTGCTTTTACTAACCATCTTTCCTTCCTCTATCAGTCGCTGCGTGAACTCATCATGGAATACCAGGTAAATGCGGATGTTATCGGTTTTGGCTACGCAGCATAGTACAAAACGGACAGGTGCATCCCGGGACGGGGGAGGCGTCACATGTCCCTGTGATGGTTGTTCCGGGTAATGTACTGTGTGGGGCATAAAAATGTCCGATAATTTTACTTTCTACCGCAGTTAGTTGATTCGTTGGTCCTGGTAGCACATTGGGCGAGGATTTTAATGCCAGGCAACTGAAGGATGATGTCGCAAGGGAGATAGCGAGAATATTTCTGATTTTCATTTGATGATGCCTCTGTGTGAAATGACGGTAAACGACGCACTTGTGCCGGCACATAATAGCAAGCACCATAATAGATCAGATTCGATTCTTGCTGTAAGTGATAATTATTCTCGTTTTCGGGTCCTTTCCGTCGATCCAACAGGTTACGGGGCGGCGACCTCGCGGGTTTTCGCTATTTATGAAAATTTTCCGGTTTAAGGCGTTTCCGTTCTTCTTCGCCGTAACTTAATGTTTTTATTTAAAACACTCCCTGAAAAGAAAGGAAACGACAGGTGCTGAAAACGGGCTTTTTGGCCTCTGTCGTTTCCTTTCTCTGTTTTTGTCCGTGGAATGAACAATGGAAGTCAACAAAAAGCAGCTGGCTGACATTTTCGGCGCGAGTATCCGTACTATTCAGAACTGGCAGGAGCAGGGAATGCCCGTTCTGCGAGGCGGTGGGAAGGGTAATGAGGTGCTTTATGACTCTGCCGACGTCATAAAATGGTATGCCGAAAGGGATGCTGAAATTGAGAACGAAAAGCTGCGCCGGGAGGTTGAAGAACTGCGACAGGCCAGCGAGACAGATCTCCAGCCAGGGACTATTGAGTACGAACGCCATCGACTTACGCGTGCGCAGGCCGACGCACAGGAGCTGAAAAATGCCAGAGACTCCGCTGAAGTGGTGGAAACCGCATTCTGTACTTTCGTGCTGTCGCGGATCGCAGGTGAAATTGCCAGTATTCTCGACGGGATCCCCCTGTCGGTGCAGCGGCGTTTTCCGGAACTGGAAAACCGACATGTTGATTTCCTGAAACGGGATATCATCAAAGCCATGAACAAAGCAGCCGCGCTGGATGAACTGATACCGGGGTTGCTGAGTGAATATATCGAACAGTCAGGTTAACAGGCTGCGGCATTTTGTCCGCGCCGGGCTTCGCTCACTGTTCAGGCCGGAGCCACAGACCGCCGTTGAATGGGCGGATGCTAATTACTATCTCCCGAAAGAATCCGCATACCAGGAAGGGCGCTGGGAAACACTGCCCTTTCAGCGGGCCATCATGAATGCGATGGGCAGCGACTACATCCGTGAGGTGAATGTGGTGAAGTCTGCCCGTGTCGGTTATTCCAAAATGCTGCTGGGTGTTTATGCCTACTTTATAGAGCACAAGCAGCGCAACACCCTTATCTGGTTGCCGACGGATGGTGATGCCGAGAACTTTATGAAAACCCACGTTGAGCCGACCATCCGCGATATTCCGTCGCTGCTGGCGCTGGCTCCGTGGTATGGCAAAAAGCACCGGGATAACACGCTCACTATGAAGCGTTTTTCCAATGGTCGTGGCTTCTGGTGCCTGGGCGGTAAAGCGGCAAAAAACTACCGTGAAAAGTCGGTGGATGTGGCGGGTTATGATGAACTTGCTGCCTTTGATGAGGATATTGAACAGGAAGGCTCTCCGACGTTCCTTGGCGACAAACGTATTGAAGGCTCGGTCTGGCCAAAGTCCATCCGTGGCTCCACGCCCAAAGTGAGAGGCACCTGTCAGATTGAGCGTGCAGCCAGTGAATCCCCGCATTGTATGCGTTTTCATGTTGCCTGCCCGCACTGCGGGGAGGAGCAGTACCTTAAATTTGGCGATAAAGAGACGCCGTTTGGCCTCAAATGGACGCCGGATGATCCCTCCAGCGTGTTTTATCTCTGCGAACATAATGCCTGCGTCATCCGCCAGCAGGAGCTGGACTTCACTGATGCCCGTTATATCTGCGAAAAGACCGGGATCTGGACCCGTGATGGCATTCTCTGGTTTTCGTCATCCGGTGAAGAGATTGAGCCGCCGGACAGCGTGACCTTTCACATCTGGACGGCGTACAGCCCGTTCACCACCTGGGTGCAGATTGTCAAAGACTGGATGAAAACGAAAGGAGATACGGGAAAACGTAAAACCTTCGTGAACACCACGCTCGGTGAGACATGGGAAGCGAAAATCGGTGAACGTCCGGATGCTGAAGTGATGGCAGAGCGGAAAGAGCATTATTCAGCGCCCGTTCCTGACCGTGTGGCTTACCTGACTGCCGGTATCGACTCCCAGCTGGATCGCTACGAAATGCGCGTATGGGGATGGGGGCCGGGTGAGGAAAGCTGGCTGATTGACCGGCAGATTATTATGGGCCGCCACGACGATGAACAGACGCTGCTGCGTGTGGATGAGGCCATCAATAAAACCTATACCCGCCGGAATGGTGCAGAAATGTCGGTATCCCGTATCTGCTGGGATATTGGCGGGATTGACCCGACCATCGTGTATGAACGCTCGAAAAAACATGGGCTGTTCCGGGTGATCCCCATTAAAGGGGCATCCGTCTACGGAAAGCCGGTGGCCAGCATGCCACGTAAGCGAAACAAAAACGGGGTTTACCTTACCGAAATCGGTACGGATACCGCGAAAGAGCAGATTTATAACCGCTTCACACTGACGCCGGAAGGGGATGAACCGCTTCCCGGTGCCGTTCACTTCCCGAATAACCCGGATATTTTTGATCTGACCGAAGCGCAGCAGCTGACTGCTGAAGAGCAGGTCGAAAAATGGGTGGATGGCAGGAAAAAAATACTGTGGGACAGCAAAAAGCGACGCAATGAGGCGCTCGACTGCTTCGTTTATGCGCTGGCGGCGCTGCGCATCAGTATTTCCCGCTGGCAGCTGGATCTCAGTGCACTGCTGGCGAGCCTGCAGGAAGAGGATGGTGCAGCAACCAACAAGAAAACACTGGCAGATTACGCCCGTGCCTTATCCGGAGAGGATGAATGACGCGACAGGAAGAACTTGCCGCTGCCCGTGCGGCACTGCATGACCTGATGACAGGTAAACGGGTGGCAACGGTACAGAAAGACGGACGGCGAGTGGAGTTTACGGCCACTTCCGTGTCTGACCTGAAAAAATACATTGCGGAGCTGGAGGTGCAGACCGGCATGACACAGCGACGCAGGGGACCTGCAGGATTTTATGTATGAAAACGCCCACCATTCCCACCCTTCTGGGACCGGACGGCATGACATCGCTGCGTGAATATGCCGGTTATCACGGCGGTGGCAGCGGATTTGGTGGGCAGTTGCGGGCGTGGAACCCACCGGGTGAAAGTGTGGATGCAGCCCTGCTGCCCAACTTTACCCGTGGCAATGCCCGCGCAGACGATCTGGTACGCAATAACGGCTATGCTGCCAACGCCATCCAGCTGCATCAGGATCATATCGTCGGGTCTTTTTTCCGGCTCAGTCATCGCCCAAGCTGGCGCTATCTGGGCATCGGGGAGGAAGACGCTCGTGCCTTTTCCCGCGAGGTTGAAGCGGCATGGAAAGAGTTTGCCGAGGATGACTGCTGCTGCATTGACGTTGAGCGAAAACGCACGTTTACCATGATGATTCGGGAAGGTGTGGCCATGCACGCCTTTAACGGTGAACTGTTCGTTCAGGCCACCTGGGATACCAGTTCGTCGCGGCTTTTCCGGACACAGTTCCGGATGGTCAGCCCGAAGCGCATCAGCAACCCGAACAATACCGGCGACAGCCGGAACTGCCGTGCCGGTGTGCAGATTAATGACAGCGGTGCGGCGCTGGGATATTACGTCAGTGAGGACGGCTATCCTGGCTGGATGCCGCAGAAATGGACATGGATACCCCGTGAGTTACCGGGCGGTCGTGCTTCGTTCATTCACGTCTTTGAACCCGTGGAGGACGGGCAGACCCGCGGTGCAAATGTGTTTTACAGCGTGATGGAGCAGATGAAGATGCTCGACACGCTGCAGAACACGCAGCTGCAGAGCGCCATTGTGAAGGCGATGTATGCCGCCACCATCGAGAGTGAGCTGGATACGCAGTCAGCGATGGATTTTATTCTTGGCGCGAACAGTAAGGAGCAGCGGGACAGGCTGACCGGCTGGATTGGTGAAATTGCCGCGTATTACGCCGCAGCACCGGTCCGGCTGGGAGGCGCAAAAGTGCCTCACCTGATGCCGGGTGACTCACTGAACCTGCAGACGGCTCAGGACACGGATAACGGCTACTCCGTGTTTGAGCAGTCACTGTTGCGGTATATCGCTGCCGGGCTGGGTGTCTCGTATGAGCAGCTTTCCCGGAATTACGCCCAGATGAGCTACTCCACAGCACGGGCCAGTGCGAACGAGTCGTGGGCGTACTTTATGGGGCGGCGAAAATTCGTCGCATCCCGTCAGGCGAGCCAGATGTTTCTGTGCTGGCTGGAAGAGGCCATCGCTCGCCGCGTGGTGACGTTACCTTCAAAAGCGCGCTTCAGTTTTCAGGAAGCCCGAAGTGCCTGGGGGAACTGCGACTGGATAGGCTCCGGTCGTATGGCCATCGATGGTCTGAAAGAAGTACAGGAAGCGGTGATGCTGATAGAAGCCGGACTGAGTACCTACGAGAAAGAGTGCGCAAAACGCGGTGACGACTATCAGGAAATTTTTGCCCAGCAGGTCCGTGAAACGATGGAGCGCCGTGCAGCCGGTCTTAAACCGCCCGCCTGGGCGGCTGCGGCATTTGAATCCGGGCTGCGACAATCAACAGAGGAGGAGAAGAGTGACAGCAGAGCTGCGTAATCTCCCGCATATTGCCAGTATGGCCTTTAATGAGCCGCTGATGCTTGAACCCGCCTATGCGCGGGTTTTCTTTTGTGCGCTTGCAGGCCAGCTTGGGATCAGCCGCCTGACGGATGCGGTATCCGGCGACAGCCTGACTGCCGGAGAGGCACCCGCGGCGCTGGCGTTATCCGTTGATGATGACGGACCACGACAGGCCCGCAGTTATCAGGTCATGAACGGCATCGCCGTGCTGCCGGTGTCCGGCACGCTGGTCAGTCGGACGCGAGCGCTGCAGCCGTATTCGGGGATGACCGGTTACAACGGCATTATCGCCCGTCTGCAACAGGCTGCCAGCGACCCGATGGTGGACGGCATTCTGCTCGATATGGATACGCCAGGCGGGATGGTGGCAGGGGCATTTGACTGCGCTGACATCATCGCCCGTGTGCGTGACATAAAGCCGGTATGGGCGCTGGCCAACGACATGAACTGCAGTGCAGGTCAGTTGCTTGCCAGCGCCGCCTCCCGACGTCTGGTCACGCAGACCGCCCGGACAGGCTCCATCGGCGTCATGATGGCTCACAGTAATTACGGTGCTGCGCTGGAGAAACAGGGCGTGGAAATCACGCTGATTTACAGCGGCAGCCATAAGGTGGATGGCAACCCCTACAGCCATCTACCGGATGATGTCCGGGAAACACTGCAGTCCCGGATGGATGCAACCCGCCGGATGTTTGCACAGAAGGTGTCGGCATATACCGGCCTGTCCGTGCAGGCTGTGCTGGATACCGAGGCTGCAGTGTACAGCGGTCAGGAGGCCATTGATGCCGGACTGGCTGATGAACTTGTTAACAGTACCGATGCGATCACCGTCATGCGTGATGCACTGGATGCACGTAAATCCCGTCTCTCAGGAGGGCGAATGACCAAAGAGACTCAATCAACAACTGTTTCAGCCACTGCTTCGCAGGCTGACGTTACTGGCGTGGTGCCAGCGACGGAGGGCGAGAACGCCAGCGCTGCGCAGCCGGACGTGAACGCGCAGATCACCGCAGCGGTTGCGGCAGAAAACAGTCGCATTATGGGGATCCTCAACTGTGAGGAAGCTCACGGACGCGAAGAACAGGCACGCGTGCTGGCCGAAACCCCTGGTATGACCGTGGAAACGGCCCGCCGCATTCTGGCAGTTGCACCACAGAGTGCACAGGCGCGCAGTGACACTGCGCTGGATCGTCTGATGCAGGGGGCACCGGCACCGCTGGCTGCAGGTAACCTGGCATCTGATGCCGTTAACGATTTGCTGAACACACCAGTGTAAGGGATGTTTATGACGAGCAAAGAAACCTTTACCCATTACCAGCCGCTGGGCAACAGTGACCCGGCTCATACCGCAACCGCGCCCGGCGGATTGAGTGCGAAAGCGCCTGCAATGACCCCGCTGATGCTGGACACCTCCAGCCGTAAGCTGGTTGCGTGGGATGGCACCACCGACGGTGCTGCCGTTGGCATTCTTGCGGTTGCTGCTGACCAGACCAGCACCACGCTGACGTTCTACAAGTCCGGCACGTTCCGTTATGAGGATGTGCTCTGGCCGGAGGCTGCCAGCGACGAGACGAAAAAACGGACCGCGTTTGCCGGAACGGCAATCAGCATCGTTTAACTTTACCCTTCATCACTAAAGGCCGCCTGTGCGGCTTTTTTTACGGGATTTTTTTATGTCGATGTACACAACCGCCCAGCTGCTGGCGGCAAATGAGCAGAAATTTAAGTTTGATCCGCTGTTTCTGCGTCTCTTTTTCCGTGAGAGCTATCCCTTCACCACGGAGAAAGTCTATCTCTCACAAATTCCGGGACTGGTAAACATGGCGCTGTACGTTTCGCCGATTGTTTCCGGTGAGGTTATCCGTTCCCGTGGCGGCTCCACCTCTGAATTTACGCCGGGATATGTCAAGCCGAAGCACTTAGCATGGCTTTCTGAGGCTTTCGTGTAGTTGCTGGTTTTTACACTTAATCTTTTGATAATAAAGAATAAGTCTATCTGGCGCTTTCACTGGATTTTCCTCGTTATCTGTGTGTTGCAATCATCTCTGTATTGCAGCTTGTATTGCTTTTTGGGGCTTAAAATGGCTGGCGAGAACAAACTGAGCGACAAAGCACTTAAAGGATATCTGGGGAAACCCAGAGAAAAGCAGATCACCATTGCTGATGGAAAGGGGCTTTCTATTCGTGTGAGTACCAAGGGGGCTGTGAGCTTTGTTTTCTTCTACAGGTTAGCAGGTGGCCGGGCTGCTCCGGTCTGGCTAACGTTGGGTAAATATCCTGATATGTCACTCAAACAGGCAAGGGAAAAGCGCGACGAGTGCCGTGGTTGGTTGGCTGACAAACGTGATCCGCGTATCCAGATTAAGATTCAGGCTGAAGAACGCTTAAAGCCGGTCACAGTGGAGGATGCACTAAATTACTGGTATGAAAATTACTGTAAGGTGCGTCGTAAAACTCATGCTGTAACGCTTGGCAGATTTCGAAAGCATATTTTTCCCTATATCGGTCATTTGCCTGTAAATGACACTCACCTATATGAATGGCTGGACTGTTTTGACCGAATTAAACGTAATGCACCAGTTATGGCGGCGTATGTTTTTTCTGACACTAAATTAGCTCTTCGTTTTTGTCGGGTACGCCAGTACGCGACGTGTGATGCTTTAAAGGATTTGCGCATGAGTGATGTGGGGCAGATTGCAGGTAAGCGGGATCGGGTTCTGGATGAAGCCGAGCTGGGCCAGCTCTGGAAAGCAATTTTTGTCGAGCCTGATTTAAAACTAATGTCTGAATACACGCGAAAAATGTTTGTACTTTGTACAGTATTTGGATGTCGAATGAGTGAAGCCCGATTATCAGAATGGAGCGAATGGGATCTCGAAAGTTGGGTTTGGACTGTACCAAAAGATCACTCAAAAACTGGTGTTGAAATCGTCAGACCAGTACCTGAAATTCTACGACAGTGGGTAACGGATGTTCACGAAGAGACAAAACATACTGGTTATGTGCTGGGAAGTCTGCGAATTAGAGAAAGCGTAAGCAAGATTGGGGGGAAAATCGGTAAACGTTTGGGCCATGAAAAACAATGGTCACTACACGACCTTAGAAGAACGCTATCTACTCATCTAAGTGATCTCGGTGTTGAATTTTATGTAGTAGAACAACTGTTAGGCCATGCGCTACCTGGCGTGGCAGGTGTTTACAACCGGAGTAAGTTTATGGCTAAAAAACTGGATGCTCTGGAACTCTGGACTACATATCTCAATAGCATCGCAGGTGCTGATTCAAAAGTGATAATCCTCAAACAAAAGGCTGGTTAACATGAAAAAAATGGCGATTGTTGATAAAAAGGGTCTGGAGTACATTCCTAACATCGATCGTATGATCCGTGAGAAAGAATGTCGGGAGCTAACCACTCTTGCGAACAGCACACGCTGGAAGCTGGAGAAGGAAGGGAAATTTCCTAAGCGGATCAAGATTGGCTCCACTGCTGTTGCATATCGTCTTTCAGAAGTGCAGGCATGGATTCGAGGTGAGTGGGTAGTTTAAATTATCTCAGAATAAAATATTATGAATTACTGATTTGAGAATTTGCACTCAAATCAGTAATAACATTCTTTATAAGAGATTAAATCCAAATAAAGAGTAATCATATGCCGGGGTGCATTGCATCCCACTGAATATGCTGATATTTTTTTCTGTTTCTATCCTTTTTTCAATAAGTTGTTGTATATTTTTACAGTACAATTTGTGTGTGATGTTATTATCGTAAGCCTGATATAACAACGTCAATGTTGACGCTATGAAACATGCAGAAAGAAAATGAACTAGTACATGTGAACGTTTTTTGGTTGTCCATGATGCATTCGCTTGTGAAATATAAATCATTCTGAGAAGGATAATGATGATAGACAGTAACAGACCACTCAATAAAATAAGCATTGGGTTTGCGTATTTTATTAATGGTTGAGAGCAAAAAACCATTATGGCTCCTGTGACTGCGTATGAGAAAAAGGAGTAATTAAACTTTTTACTTCTTCTCTCAAGTATTTTAATTTCATCTTGTGTGGGGGTTTTAGATGCCTCTAATATAAGTTTATTGAATGTTTCTATTATCTTGTTTTTTATGTTTGTGGCTATTTTTTTTAGATTCATAGTATTCTAACTCCCTTAACTTATTTATTACTTTCTCTTTATGATAAGAGAGGGGAATGACTTGGTAAAGTGATTTGTAATTAATAATGATAATCCTTGCGATAAATATTTCTGCAAGTTATTTATCTGTTTGTTGCTATCTTGTTAAGCGTTGGGTGTGGTTTATGTTTGGAGCGACTTTATTTAATCGTGATTTTATGGATCTATATTTATATCCTGTAAGATAAGCGCATGTTAGTTCAGGAGTAGTGTCAGATAAAATTATTCGGAGTAGAACTACCTTTTCTGTTTATTGCCAGTATTTACATAGCAATGCGCCGTAGTTACTCACATCACGGCGCTGATAGTAATTATTCAGATTCTTTGGCTTTACGCCGCTGGAGTTCTTCACGAGCGACGGCTACGAGTTGCCCGATTTCCTCCGCTGCCTTGATGCCGATTTGTTCGACCTTAGCTAAGGCATCCAGTGAAGACACGAGGGGATTTTCTCCGCTTCCTTCTGCCTGGCGGCGGGCGATCTCACCGCGCATGGCGGTTACTATGAATCCGGCGTTGCTTTCGCCGTCCAGTTTTACGGATTCCATGCCCTCCATAACATCGTGGGGAACCCTGATCGTTGTCATTTGCGATTTTGCATTTTTGTATACAGACATAGTTAATCACCAATTTGTTATGTGTATATCACTATACACAAAAGTGAGATATAAAAACACTTGCAATGTATATCACCACAATATAATGTATATCTCACATCATGGTCGCTATGTATCTCACAATGATCGATTCATAAAAACGACGAAACCCGGCAGTGCGCGAACACTAACCGGGCTTCTAACCAAACCGTTAAACGAGGTAACGATTATGGCTGGAACACAGCATACCCAAACTCACCCTAAATTTATATACACCTTTCTGGCACTACACCACGACCGCATGGCAGATGGAGCAACTACGGTACATGTTGCCGCTGACACGCTGGTTGATGCCCGCAAGATGGTTAAGGAGATGGGCTATACTGCGGCTTTCTGGAAAGGGCGTGAAGAAAACACGCTGTTTATTCAGAAATGCGAAAACAATTTCATCTGGCGTTTTATCGCCCTGAGCACCGCACAACCACGCGTAATACACATCGAGGCCGCCAGCGAACAGGAAGCCCGCCAGCAATTCCCAACTGGCTACGTGATGATATTCGCCGCCCGTATTCGTCAGGAGGTGTGCCATGAATGATCTTTATTTTAAAGTGCTGACACATGCTGAAAACGCGCTCGTTTGTGGCAAAAATATGCGAGAAATCTTATCAACCTGGCTTGATGGGACAACAAATGCGGAACACGATGAACGGGATGCTAATTTAGCTGGAGCGTTAATTACGTTACTTGATCCTGTCATCAAAGAGCTGGATGAAGCTATAAAAATACACGACCAGAGCTATACCGGAGAATAAAAAATGAAAAATAAATTTTCTGGCTTTATTGCCAGCGGTCAAACTCATTCAAAAATCAGCCTTGGGGATATTTTCAAAGACAGCTATGGCTATCGGGTAAAGATTATTTCGGTTGATGATCGTCGTGTCTCTTATTTGCGTGATGGTTATGATTTTGAATGTGTTATGCCGCGTCAGCAGTTCGAAAGAGATTTCATTCTGGTAAAAAATTGCAAGACAGATAATCAGAGGCGTGCCGCAGGCTATATCCGTAAAATTCGGGCAATGTTAGTTGCCGGAGGTAACAAATGAAACGTGCTCCGAACTTAAAATACCAACCGCGCGACAAAATGACGGAAGTCATCATTTTTGCTGGCAGTGATGCCTGGAGCCATGCAAAAGAATGGAATGAATGGGCAGGTAAGCATATTGCAGCAGATGATACACCACCAGTCATTCTGGGTACGGAACAACTGGAAAACCTGGATGATATGCAAATTATCGATGAAGGCCGTCATTATGTGCGTGTTTATCGTGCCGGAAAGATTGCAGAGAAAAGTCTGACGAAGGTTGCGACATTACTTGCTATTGCAGGCGTAAAGGAAGCACGTTGTTACCGTAGCTTTGTTGATCGAGAGCCTGAAGACTGGACTCCGCGCCTTGTCGGCCTAAAAGCTGAAGCGGAGCATGGGGAAAGTCTGGTGATTGAACTGCCAGTTAAGAAGGCTGAGCGCAAAAATGACGAGCGTGCTTCATCTTTGGCGTTGAATCAGATGGGGGCCAGCCAGCGCGGTGAAGTTCTCCTTGCACATTACGGCGGCGAACTGGCAATCAATGCCGACTCTGACACCGTTCATCATTACAACGGCGTTGTATGGGAGCCGGTTCAGGATAAAGAGTTACAGCGTGCTATGGCGCAGATTTTCATTGATGCGGAGATCAGCTATTCGCAGAACGCTATTAAATCGGCGGTAGATACCATGAAGTTAAGTTTGCCTGTAATGGGGAATACAGCCCGTAACCTGATTGGATTCAGTAACGGGGTATTTGATACCAGAACTGGTAACTTTCGGGAGCATAACAAAAACGACTGGTTGTTAATTGCCAGTGAATTACCTTTCAGCCCACCAGCAGAGGGGGAAACGCTGGCAACACATGCGCCGAATTTCTGGAAGTGGTTGCGCCGTTCGGTGGCTGAGAATGACCGCAAGGCAGATCGCGTACTGGCGGCATTATTCATGGTGCTGGCGAACCGGTACGACTGGCAGTTATTCATTGAGGTAACAGGGCCGGGGGGAAGTGGTAAAAGTGTGATGGCGGAGATTTGCACCATGCTGGCGGGTAAGGCTAATACAGTATCAGCAAGCATGAAGGCGCTGGAAGATGCAAGGGAACGTGCGTTAGTGGTTGGCTTTTCGCTGATTATCATGCCGGATATGACCCGCTACGCTGGTGATGGGGCAGGGATTAAGGCCATTACAGGCGGTGACAAGGTGGCAATTGACCCGAAACACAAAGCCCCCTATTCAACGCGTATTCCGGCAGTAGTGCTGGCGGTTAACAATAACGCCATGTCATTCAGTGACCGCAGCGGGGGGATCTCACGTCGTCGGGTGATATTCAATTTTTCGGAAGTTGTACCGGAGAACGAACGCGATTCGATGCTGGCGGAAAAAATAGAAGGTGAGCTGGCGGTAGTGATTCGCCATCTGCTTACACGGTTTGCTGATCAGGACGAAGCCAGACGCCTGTTATATGAGCAGCAGAAATCTGAAGAAGCACTGGCGATAAAGCGAGAGGGGGATTCGCTGGTGGACTTCTGCGGCTATCTCATGGCATCGGTAATGTGTGATGGCCTGTTAGTGGGTAATGCTGAAATTGTGCCATTCAGCCCACGCAGGTATCTCTATCATGCCTATCTGGCTTATATGAGGGCACATGGGTTTGGTAAACCTGTAACACTGACGCGCTTCGGTAAAGATATGCCGGGGGCAATGGCGGAATATGGCAGGGAGTATATGAAACGGAAAACGAAGCACGGTTTGCGTTCAAACGTGACACTGACGGAGGAATCAGAAGACTGGATGCCATCATGTGTATCGGTCACTAATGACGATAGCAAAAATTAAACTTATGGAATAACTGTTCACCACTGTTCACCCTGTCATAAATATCTTTTATATCAGTATATTATAGGGTGAACAGTTATTTATGAACTGTTCACCAAACTATTCACTGTTCACCTTTTTGATTGTTTATTGAGCTTCAAGGGTGAACAGTGGTGAACAGTTGGTGAATAGTTTTTGTGAAACTGTTCACCAATTAACATTATGAATTAAAAGAGAAAATATCAAAAGGTGAACAGGTGAAGGGTTAAAACGCAAAAATTTTAATTTACTGCTGTGAGATAAAGCCTATGACAGCGAAGCACACAAAAAAATCACAATCGCACGCCCTTGATTTGACGGAACACTGGTTAAGGGTGTCGATAAAAATCATCGACCGCAACGCCGGGGAAGGATACGCGAAAGCACATCCCGAACTGATTAGCGCATTCATGACAACGGCGGCTGCAAACTTTGCCACTCTGACCGAACGGGAGATTGCTGAAGCGGAGGAAGTGACAACAATCAATATTAAGTCCGGAGAGCAGGCAGCATGACGGCGCAAATATCAGTTTACGGGCGGTTGGTGGACGACCCGCAGACAAAACAGACCAGCAAGGGCACCCCCATGACGCTGGCGCGTATGGCGGTATCACTGCCCTGCAGTCAGTCGGATGACGGTCAGGCGACGATGTGGTTATCTGTCCTGGCGTTTGGCAGACAAGCCGACGCGCTGGCAAAGCATCACAAAGGCGAACTCCTGAGCGTGGCGGGTAACATGCAGATGAGCCAGTGGACTGGACAGAACGGCGAAACGCGGCAGGGCTGGCAGGTTATCGCAGACAGCGTAATCAGTGCGCGATCGGTGCGACCGGGCGGCAATAAAGGCCAACAGGGGCAGGCTACTGACGCACTGAACAGAGCAAAACAACAGGCAGATCAGCAAGGAAGCCAGCCACCAGTGGGAGATAATGAGCAATGGGGAGATGATATCCCGTTTTAAATATTGCCAATAAAAAAAGGCCGGAAAAAATAAATTTTCCGGCATGCTACATAAATCCCGACCAAAGGGAGTGAAGATATTAACACTAATTTTCCGCACTGAAGTTGTCACCCCAAAACTTTATACAACATTGCACTCGGTTGCATGTATTCGCATGACAAATATCGGTGATAGCATATATCCACAATTATTTTTAATGAATGCAAAGAGGATGCGTATGGTTGATTTATATTCGCCTACTCAGCTTGTACAGGTGGTTAATGCTGTAGATGTACAAAAACAACTAAATGCGTTGTTTACCAGTTTGTTTTTTACTCGCTCGGTAATGTTTGAATCGCGCGATATTATTCTTGATACAATCGACGATCCAAATATCCCAATTGCAGCGTTTTGTTCTCCTATGGTGGGTAGTAAAGTTTCACGTGACGAAGGGTACGAATCAAAAACAATTCGTCCAGGCTATATGAAGCCGAAAAGCAGCATTGATCCAAATAAGTTAGCTGTGCGCCCTGCTGGTGTATCACCTGAGCAATACAATGCTTTTGGGGCGCGTAATATTAAAGTTAAACAGGCGATTGTAAATCAAGCTAAAGCTATTCGTGCACGTATTGAATGGCTTGCTGTTCAGGCAATCACAACGGGGAAAAATATCATTGAGGGCGATGGTATTGAACGTTATGAGCTGGACTGGAATATTAAACCACAAAATATCATCACTCAGTCTGGCGGTGCTGAGTGGTCAGGTAAGGATAAAGAAACTTTTGATCCAAATGATGATATTGAGAGCTACGCAGAATTTAGTGAGGGCGTCACTAATATTATCATTATGGGCGGTAATGTATGGAAGAAATACCGTTCATTCAGAGCGATAAAAGAGGCTCTGGATACCCGTCGTGGTTCTAATTCCGAACTGGAAACGGCCCTTAAAGACCTTGGTGATTCGGTGAGTTTTAAAGGGTATATGGGCGATGTTGCGATTGTTGTTTACAGCGGGCGTTATACCGACGAGGACGGAACAGAAAAACATTTCCTTGATCCTGATTTGATGGTGCTTGGCAATACGGCTCTTCAGGGGATTGTCGCCTATGGCGGTATTCAGGATCCGGAGCTAATCCGAATGGGGCTGACTAAAGCCGAACTTGCACCGAAAAACTATATTGTGCCTGGTGATCCGGCTATTGAATATGTGCAGACACATTCAGCACCACAGCCAATACCGGCCCGCATCAATCGTTTTGTTACCGTTCGCATTGGCTAAGGGGGAGCAATGGCTACTCATTACACTGAACTCATGGCTGGCACTGAAGCACTGGTGACTACGCTGGGGATATTTTCAGCTAATAAAGGGGTAATTCCTGCATTTACGCCACTGATGCAGGAAGATGCAACAGGTGCACTGGTGGTATGGGATGGTTCGAGCGTAGGTAAAGCGGTTTATGTTTCCGCTGTACAAATCGACACCGCGAAAAAAACACAGGCTCAGGTCTATAAGACAGGTGTCTTAAATGTTGATGCTCTGAACTGGCCTGAGTCTGTTAAAGAACTGTCAGTAAAGGTTGCAGCGTTTGTTGGCTCAGGTATTTCTGTTCAGCCGCTGGCTCGTGTGTAAAGGGGGATACAATGCAGAATGATTACAATGACCTTAAGCCAATTGCCGAAATGATGTACCCGAATCAAGCTGTAGAGGAATTAAAAGCTATCGCTGACAAAATGTGTTTAAGCGAGCGCCTTGTTGATATGAATCAGGTGATGGAAATTACAACCCTGAGTCGTCGTACACTGCTAAACCTTGAGGCTAGTGGAGAGTTCCCGGAGCGTGTGCAGGTTACGGAAGGGCGTAAGGCCTGGTATTTAAGTGAAGTGATCGACTGGATAAATAATATTCCTCGCGCTTCTGAATATTGCCGCGTACCTGTCCCAAAAAAGCCAGATGCGGCGCTATGCCTCAAGATTGAGCGTGTACGCCGCAATGCACGGGATGGTCGCTATAAGCTGATTGGTTGATGAAATTAGGGCCCGCTCTGGCTGGCGGGTCCTTTCCGGCGATCCAGAACGTTACGGGGCGTCAGGCGCGCAGTTTTTTGCTATTTGTGAAAATTTTCCTGTTTAAGGCGTTTCCGTTCTTCTTCGCCGTAACTTAATGTTTTTATTAAAAACACCCCCTAAAAAGAAAGGAAACGACAGGTGCTAAAAACAGGCTTTTTGGCCTCTGTCGTTTCCTTTCTCTGGTTTTGTTGCCATCCGTCGCGGTCTATCACCAGAAAAAATCTTATCCCTGAGTTGAATCAGGCACTATTCAGAAGCGGCCAATAACGCGCCGCTAGCTTCACTTCATAGTTATGGCCTACTTCTGCGCCATTGCAATTGCTTTATGCGCCTTGATGGTGGAATATAGAGCAAGCAGTTTGCGAATAACAAAGTTTCATATGTTTTTTGCTGTGTGGCTAGACAACTTTACAGCAGAGTTTTGTGTCAGTTCTTTATGTGTGCAAGCAAGCTTGAGGGGGAATTACTTCTGGCTGCATCTTTGCTTAAGAACAGCAATAATTTAATCATAAGGAAATGTATATAAGCCTGATTAAATTTCAGGCTTATTGAAATGTTAACTCCTTATTAGAGAGTAAATTCCATCCTCTTTAAGGAAGTCTATTACTTCAAAGAATGAGATAAAGAATTCCCAAGAACCAAAAGCATATGCATGAATTTCGTAAGGTGCAAAATGGAATCTAAATCCATCACTATTTATTGTGAACGAGTCTAAGTTACTATCCATGATACCCGTTGCAAACGTACTAATGTCGTCCTCACTTGGTTTTTCACCAGTTTTCTCCCAAAATTCACGAGCTGATTCAGAGATTATTTTTTGTTTTATCTTATTAATCGCTTCTTGCTCTTTCCCTTCGGTAAATACATCCCATAAACTAAATTTGTATGCGTAGTCATCCTTGGTTATTACGAAATTACTAGTTTCAAAATGACTGTTAGGGTGTGCTGCTCCCGCACCATACCAATGTACGGAATGAAGGATGCTCATGACATTTTCGTTACAGTATGAGATGTTATAACTTTCATTATAGGAACTAGTGTAAGTGTGTTTATATTCTTCATCCCAATATGGTGTTCCTGGCCATAGTGATGTGCGTTCAGAAAAAATATGTAAAGCCGCTTTTCCTGAAAAGTAATCACTAATGAGTTTTGCTGATTTCGGTAATGTATGGCTTTCAATTCTTGGATATGCTATTTCAATTTCATGCCCTGGGATCTTGTTATATTCTTCCTTGAAAACCTCGCTGCTAAAGTTAAATGGCCCATAAGTGATACCTTGAGATATTTCAAGTTTTTGTTGCGATGCTGCTAATCTTAAAGATCTAGATAAAATGTCCCAACCATCATTTCTCTTAAAATCAATGAATTGGAGCTTGCTTGATATGTAGGCGGGTACTTCGCAATCATCAATAAGTAATGGTATCACGAACACATCATCTGGTTTGTAATACTTTAGTTTATCAATGGCGTCATTTATTTCGCGGCGAATATAACCATTTTTCTGAGTGCTCACTTTGCTAAGGATAAGGATTATCAAGTTTGAATTAGCGAAGTTTTTTTGGATTTCATAATCCCAGTTTACGCCAGCGGGTATATCTTTTACATCCATCCAAGGGGAATATCCTCCACTTTTTAGCCTTTCATAGATTTCTTCAGTTATCGTTTCATCTTCTTTTGCATGAGCAAGAAAAATTTTCATTGAATATTCCTTTATAATTTAACTAATTAAGTGAAGGAGGCTTTACTTGGCTGTGTTAGAAAAAATTCGGTTTGTTTTTTGTACGATGCCAAGAAGGCTTTTCCCTAACCATGTATTGCAGCATGTATTGCTACGTAATTCTGCACCCTCTCATTTATAAAATAAATCTCTGTTAAATCAAGTATCTTTTTTCTATTTGACTCATGTAACCCAAGCATGAAGTGAATCCGCAGATGACCCTGCGTCGCCTGCCGGATGAAGATCCGCAGAATCTGGTGGACCCGGCTTACCGCCGCCGTCGCATCATCATGCAGAACATGCGTGACGAAGAGCTGGCCATTGCTCAGGTCGAAGAGATGCAGGCAGTTTCTGCCGTGCTTAAGGGCAAATACACCATGACCGGTGAAGCCTTCGATCCGGTTGAGGTGGATATGGGCCGCAGTGAGGAGAATAACATCACGCAGTCCGGCGGCACGGAGTGGAGCAAGCGTGACAAGTCCACGTATGACCCGACCGACGATATCGAAGCCTACGCGCTGAACGCCAGCGGTGTGGTGAATATCATCGTGTTCGATCCGAAAGGCTGGGCGCTGTTCCGTTCCTTCAAAGCCGTCAAGGAGAAGCTGGATACCCGTCGTGGCTCTAATTCCGAGCTGGAGACAGCGGTGAAAGACCTGGGTAAAGCGGTGTCCTATAAGGGGATGTATGGCGATGTGGCCATCGTCGTGTATTCCGGACAGTACGTGGAAAACGGCGTCAAAAAGAACTTCCTGCCGGACAACACGATGGTGCTGGGGAACACTCAGGCACGCGGTCTGCGCACCTATGGCTGCATTCAGGATGCGGACGCACAGCGCGAAGGCATTAACGCCTCTGCCCGTTACCCGAAAAACTGGGTGACCACCGGCGATCCGGCGCGTGAGTTCACCATGATTCAGTCAGCACCGCTGATGCTGCTGGCTGACCCTGATGAGTTCGTGTCCGTACAACTGGCGTAATCATGGCCCTTCGGGGCCATTGTTTCTCTGTGGAGGAGTCCATGACGAAAGATGAACTGATTGCCCGTCTCCGCTCGCTGGGTGAACAACTGAACCGTGATGTCAGCCTGACGGGGACGAAAGAAGAACTGGCGCTCCGTGTGGCAGAGCTGGAAGAGGAGCTTGATGACACGGATGAAACTGCCGGTCAGGACACCCCTCTCAGCCGGGAAAATGTGCTGACCGGACATGAAAATGAGGTGGGATCAGCGCAGCCGGATACCGTGATTCTGGATACGTCTGAACTGGTCACGGTCGTGGCACTGGTGACGCTGCATACTGATGCACTTCACGCCACGCGGGATGAACCTGTGGCATTTGTGCTTCCGGGAACGGCGTTCCGTGTCTCTGCCGGTGTGGCAGCCGAAATGACAGAACGTGGCCTGGCCAGAATGCAATAACGGGAGGCGCTGTGGCTGATTTCGATAACCTGTTCGATGCTGCCATTGCCCGCGCCGATGAAACGATACGCGGGTACATGGGAACGTCAGCCACCATGACATCCGGTGAGCAGTCCGGCGCAGTAATACGTGGTGTTTTTGATGACCCTGAAAATATCAGCTATGCCGGACAGGGCGTGCGCGTTGAAGGCTCCAGCCCGTCCCTGTTTGTCCGGACTGATGATGTGCGGCAGCTGCGGCGCGGCGACACGCTGACCATCGGTGAGGAAAACTTCTGGATAGACCGGATTTCGACGGATGATGGCGGAAGCTGTCATCTCTGGCTTGGGCGTGGCGTGCCGCCTGCCGTTAACCGTCGTCGCTGAAGGGGGGATGTATGGCCATAAAAGGTCTTGAGCAGGCCGTTGAAAACCTCAGCCGTATCAGCAGAACGGCGGTGCCCGGTGCCGCCGCAATGGCCATTAACCGCGTTGCTTCATCCGCGATATCGCAGTCGGCGTCACAGGTTGCCCGTGAGACAAAGGTACGCCGGAAACTGGTAAAGGAAAGGGCCAGGCTGAAAAGGGCCACGGTCAAAAATCCGCAGGCCAGAATCAAGGTTAACCGGGGGGATTTGCCCGTAATCAGGCTGGGTAACGCGCGGGTTGTCCTGTCCCGACGCAGGCGTCGTAAAAAGGGGCAGCGTTCATCCCTGAAAGGTGGCGACAGCGTGCTTGTGGTGGGAAACCGTCGTATTCCCGGCGCGTTTATTCAGCAACTGAAAAATGGCCGGTGGCATGTCATGCAGCGTGTGGCCGGGAAAAACCGTTACCCCATTGATGTGGTGAAAATCCCGATGGCAGTGCCGCTGACCACGGCGTTTAAACAGAATATTGAGCGGATACGGCGTGAACGTCTTCCGAAAGAGCTGGGCTATGCGCTGCAGCATCAACTGAGGATGGTAATAAAGCGATGAAACATACAGAACTCCGTGCAGCCGTACTGGATGCACTGGAAAAACATGACACCGGGGCGACGCTTTTTGATGGTCGCCCCGCTGTTTTTGATGAGGAGGATTTTCCGGCAGTTGCCGTTTATCTCACCGGCGCTGAATACACGGGCGAAGAGCTGGACAGCGATACCTGGCAGGCGGAGCTGCATATTGAAGTTTTCCTGCCTGCTCAGGTGCCGGATTCAGAGCTGGATTCGTGGATGGAGTCCCGGATTTATCCGGTGATGAGCGATGTCCCGGCACTGTCAGATTTGATCACCAGTATGGTGGCCAGTGGCTATGACTACCGGCGCGACGATGATGCGGGCCTGTGGAGTTCAGCCGATCTGACTTATGTCATTACCTATGAAATGTGAGGACGATATGCCTGTACCAAATCCAGTAATGCCGGTGAAAGGGGCCGGGACCACCCTGTGGGTTTATAAGGGGAACGGTGACCCTTATGCGAACCCGCTTTCAGACGTTGACTGGTCGCGTCTGGCTAAAGTTAAAGACCTGACGCCCGGCGAACTGAGCGCTGAGTCCTATGACGACAGCTATCTCGATGATGAAGATGCGGACTGGACTGCGACCGGGCAGGGGCAGAAATCTGCCGGAGATACCAGCTTCACGCTGGCGTGGATGCCCGGAGAGCAGGGGCAGCAGGCGCTGCTGGCGTGGTTTAATGAAGGGGATACCCGTGCCTATAAAATCCGCTTCCCGAACGGCACGGTCGATGTGTTCCGCGGCTGGGTCAGCAGTATCGGTAAGGCGGTGACGGCGAAGGAAGTGATCACCCGCACGGTGAAAGTCACCAACGTGGGACGTCCGTCGATGGCAGAAGATCGCAGCACGGTGACGGCGACAACCGGCATGACGGTGACACCCGCCAGTGCTTCCGTAGTGAAAGGGCAGAGCACTACGCTGACCGTGGCATTCCAGCCGGAGGGCGCAACCGACAAGAGCTTCCGTGCGGTGTCTGCGGATAAAACAAAAGCCACCGTGTCGGTCAGCGGTATGACCATCACCGTGAACGGCGTTGCTGCAGGCAAGGTCAACATTCCGGTTGTATCCGGTAATGGTGAGTTTGCTGCGGTTGCAGAAATCACCGTCACCGCCAGTTAATCCGGAGAGTCAGCGATGTTCCTGAAAACCGAATCATTTGAATATAACGGCGTGACCGTCACGCTTTCTGAACTGTCAGCCCTGCAGCGTATTGAGCATCTTGCCCTGATGAAACGGCAGGCAGAACCGGCGGGATCCGACAGCAACCGGCAGGTTACTGTGGAAGACGTCATCAGAACCGGCGCGTTTCTGGTGGCGATGTCCCTGTGGCATAACCATCCGAAGAAGACGCAGATGCCGTCCATGAATGAAGCCGTTAAACAGATTGAGCAGGAAGTGCTTACCACCTGGCCCACAGAGGCAATTTCTCATGCTGAAAACGTGGTGTACCGGCTGTCCGGTATGTATGAGTTTGTGGTGAATAATGCCCCCGAACAGGCAGAGGACGCCGGGCCTGCAGAGCCTGTTTCTGCGGGAAAGTGTTCGACGGTGAGCTGAGTTTTGCCCTGAAACTGGCGCGTGAGATGGGGCGACCCGACTGGCGTGCCATGCTTGCCGGGATGTCATCCACGGAGTATGCCGACTGGCACCGCTTTTACAGTACCCATTATTTTCATGATGTTCTGCTGGATATGCACTTTTCCGGGCTGACGTACACCGTGCTCAGCCTGTTTTTCAGCGATCCGGATATGCATCCGCTGGATTTCAGTCTGCTGAACCGGCGCGAGGCTGACGAAGAGCCTGAAGATGATGTGCTGATGCAGAAAGCGGCAGGGCTTGCCGGAGGTGTCCGCTTTGGCCCGGACGGGAATGAAGTTATCCCCGCTTCCCCGGATGTGGCGGACATGACGGAGGATGACGTAATGCTGATGACAGTATCAGAAGGGATCGCAGGAGGAGTCCGGTATGGCTGAACCGGTAGGCGATCTGGTCGTTGATTTGAGTCTGGATGCGGCCAGATTTGACGAGCAGATGGCCAGAGTCAGGCGTCATTTTTCCGGTACGGAAAGTGATGCGAAAAAAACAGCGGCAGTCGTTGAACAGTCGCTGAGCCGACAGGCGCTGGCTGCACAGAAAGCGGGGATTTCCGTCGGGCAGTATAAAGCCGCCATGCGTATGCTGCCTGCACAGTTCACCGACGTGGCCACGCAGCTTGCAGGCGGGCAAAGTCCGTGGCTGATCCTGCTGCAACAGGGGGGGCAGGTGAAGGACTCCTTCGGCGGGATGATCCCCATGTTCAGGGGGCTTGCCGGTGCGATCACCCTGCCGATGGTGGGGGCCACCTCGCTGGCGGTGGCGACCGGTGCGCTGGCGTATGCCTGGTATCAGGGCAACTCAACCCTGTCCGATTTCAACAAAACGCTGGTCCTTTCCGGCAATCAGGCGGGTCTGACGGCAGATCGTATGCTGGTCCTGTCCAGAGCCGGGCAGGCGGCAGGGCTGACGTTTAACCAGACCAGCGAGTCACTCAGCGCACTGGTTAAGGCGGGGGTAAGCGGTGAGGCTCAGATTGCGTCCATCAGCCAGAGTGTGGCGCGTTTCTCCTCTGCATCCGGCGTGGAGGTGGACAAGGTCGCTGAAGCCTTCGGGAAGCTGACCACAGACCCGACGTCGGGGCTGACGGCGATGGCACGCCAGTTCCATAACGTGACGGCGGAGCAGATTGCGTATGTTGCTCAGTTGCAGCGTTCCGGCGATGAAGCCGGGGCATTGCAGGCGGCGAACGAGGCCGCAACGAAAGGGTTTGATGACCAGACCCGCCGCCTGAAAGAGAACATGGGCACGCTGGAGACCTGGGCAGACAGGACTGCGCGGGCATTCAAATCCATGTGGGATGCGGTGCTGGATATTGGTCGTCCTGATACCGCGCAGGAGATGCTGATTAAGGCAGAGGCTGCGTTTAAGAAAGCAGACGACATCTGGAATCTGCGCAAGGATGATTATTTTGTTAACGATGAAGCGCGGGCGCGTTACTGGGATGATCGTGAAAAGGCCCGTCTTGCGCTTGAAGCCGCCCGAAAGAAGGCTGAACAGCAGAGTCAACAGGACAAAAATGCGCAGCAGCAGAGCGATACCGAAGCGTCACGGCTGAAATATACCGAAGAGGCGCAGAAGGCTTACGAACGGCTGCAGACGCCGCTGGAGAAATATGCCGCCCGTCAGGAAGAACTGAATAAGGCCCTGAAAGACGGAAAAATCCTGCAGGCAGATTACAACACGCTGATGGCGGCAGCGAAAAAGGACTATGAAACGACACTGAAAAAGCCGAAGCAGTCCGGCGTGAAGGTGTCTGCGGGCGATCGTCAGGAAGACAGTGCTCATGCTGCCCTGCTGACGCTTCAGGCTGAACTCCGGACGCTGGAGAAGCATGCCGGAGCAAATGAGAAAATCAGCCAGCAGCGCCGGGATTTGTGGAAGGCGGAGAGTCAGTTCGCGGTACTGGAGGAGGCGGCGCAACGTCGCCAGCTGTCTGTACAGGAGAAATCCCTGCTGGCGCATAAAGATGAGACGCTGGAGTACAAACGCCAGCTGGCTGCACTTGGCGACAAGGTTACGTATCAGGAGCGCCTGAACGCGCTGGCGCAGCAGGCGGATAAATTCGCACAGCAGCAACGGGCAAAACGGGCCGCCATTGATGCGAAAAGCCGGGGGCTGACTGACCGGCAGGCAGAACGGGAAGCCACGGAACAGCGCCTGAAGGAACAGTATGGCGATAATCCGCTGGCGCTGAATAACGTCATGTCAGAGCAGAAAAAGACCTGGGCGGCTGAAGACCAGCTTCGCGGGAACTGGATGGCAGGCCTGAAGTCCGGCTGGAGTGAGTGGGAAGAGAGCGCCACGGACAGTATGTCGCAGGTAAAAAGTGCAGCCACGCAGACCTTTGATGGTATTGCACAGAATATGGCGGCGATGCTGACCGGCAGTGAGCAGAACTGGCGCAGCTTCACCCGTTCCGTGCTGTCCATGATGACAGAAATTCTGCTTAAGCAGGCAATGGTGGGGATTGTCGGGAGTATCGGCAGCGCCATTGGCGGGGCTGTTGGTGGCGGCGCATCCGCGTCAGGCGGTACAGCCATTCAGGCCGCTGCGGCGAAATTCCATTTTGCAACCGGAGGATTTACGGGAACCGGCGGCAAATATGAGCCAGCGGGGATTGTTCACCGTGGTGAGTTTGTCTTCACGAAGGAGGCAACCAGCCGGATTGGCGTGGGGAATCTTTACCGGCTGATGCGCGGCTATGCCACCGGCGGTTATGTCGGTACACCGGGCAGCATGGCAGACAGCCGGTCGCAGGCGTCCGGGACGTTTGAGCAGAATAACCATGTGGTGATTAACAACGACGGCACGAACGGGCAGATAGGTCCGGCTGCTCTGAAGGCGGTGTATGACATGGCCCGCAAGGGTGCCCGTGATGAAATTCAGACACAGATGCGTGATGGTGGCCTGTTCTCCGGAGGTGGACGATGAAGACCTTCCGCTGGAAAGTGAAACCCGGTATGGATGTGGCTTCGGTCCCTTCTGTAAGAAAGGTGCGCTTTGGTGATGGCTATTCTCAGCGAGCGCCTGCCGGGCTGAATGCCAACCTGAAAACGTACAGCGTGACGCTTTCTGTCCCCCGTGAGGAGGCCACGGTACTGGAGTCGTTTCTGGAAGAGCACGGGGGCTGGAAATCCTTTCTGTGGACGCCGCCTTATGAGTGGCGGCAGATAAAGGTGACCTGCGCAAAATGGTCGTCGCGGGTCAGTATGCTGCGTGTTGAGTTCAGCGCAGAGTTTGAACAGGTGGTGAACTGATGCAGGATATCCGGCAGGAAACACTGAATGAATGCACCCGTGCGGAGCAGTCGGCCAGCGTGGTGCTCTGGGAAATCGACCTGACAGAGGTCGGTGGAGAACGTTATTTTTTCTGTAATGAGCAGAACGAAAAAGGTGAGCCGGTCACCTGGCAGGGGCGACAGTATCAGCCGTATCCCATTCAGGGGAGCGGTTTTGAACTGAATGGCAAAGGCACCAGTACGCGCCCCACGCTGACGGTTTCTAACCTGTACGGTATGGTCACCGGGATGGCGGAAGATCTGCAGAGTCTGGTCGGCGGAACGGTGGTCCGGCGTAAGGTTTACGCCCGTTTTCTGGATGCGGTGAACTTCGTCAACGGAAACAGTTATGCCGATCCGGAGCAGGAGGTGATCAGCCGCTGGCGCATTGAGCAGTGCAGCGAACTGAGCGCGGTGAGTGCCTCCTTTGTACTGTCCACGCCGACGGAAACGGATGGCGCTGTTTTTCCGGGAGGTATCATGCTGGCCAACACCTGCACCTGGACCTATCGCGGTGACGAGTGCGGTTATAGCGGTCCGGCTGTCGCGGATGAATATGACCAGCCAACGTCCGATATCACGAAGGATAAATGCAGCAAATGCCTGAGCGGTTGTAAGTTCCGCAATAACGTCGGCAACTTTGGCGGCTTCCTTTCCATTAACAAACTTTCGCAGTAATCCCATGACACAGACAGAATCAGCGATTCTGGCGCACGCCCGGCGATGTGCGCCAGCGGAGTCGTGTGGCTTCGTGGTGAGAACGCCGAAGGGGGAAAGATATTTTCCCTGCGTGAATATCTCCGGTGAGCCGGAGGCGTATTTCCGGATGTCGCCGGAGGACTGGCTGCGGGCAGAGATGTAGGGTGAGATTGTGGCGCTGGTCCACAGCCACCCCGGTGGTCTGCCCTGGCTGAGTGAGGCTGACAGGCGGCTGCAGGTGCAGAGCGATTTGCCGTGGTGGCTGGTCTGCCGGGGTGAGATTCATAAATTCCGCTGTGTGCCGCATCTTACCGGGCGGCGCTTTGAGCACGGGGTGACGGACTGTTACACGCTGTTCCGGGATGCTTATCATCTGGCGGGGATTGAGATGCCGGATTTTCATCGCGGGGATGACTGGTGGCGTCACGGTCAGAATCTCTATCTGGATAATCTGGAGGCCACAGGGCTGTATCAGGTGCCGTTGTCATCAGCACAACCGGGCGATGTGCTGCTGTGCTGTTTTGGTTCATCGGTGCCGAATCATGCCGCCATTTACTGTGGTGATGGCGAGCTGCTGCACCATATTCCTGAACAACTGAGCAAACGAGAGAGGTATACCGACAAATGGCAGCGACGCACACACTCCCTCTGGCGTCACCGGGCATGGCACGCATCTGCCTTTACGGGGATTTGCAACGATTTGGCCGCCGCATCGATCTTCGTGTGAAAACGGGGGCTGAAGCTATCCGGGCGCTGGCCACACAGCTCCCGGCGTTTCGTCAGAAACTGAGCGACGGCTGGTATCAGGTACGGATTGCCGGGCGGGATGTCAGCACGTCCGGATTAACGGCGCAGTTACATGAGACTCTGCCTGATGGCGCTGTGATTCATATTGTTCCCAGAGTCGCCGGGGCCAAGTCAGGTGGTGTATTCCAGATTGTCCTGGGAGCTGCCGCCATTGCCGGATCATTCTTTACTGCCGGAGCCACCCTTGCAGCATGGGGGGCAGCCATTGGGGCCGGTGGTATGACCGGCATCCTGTTTTCTCTCGGTGCCAGTATGGTGCTCGGTGGTGTGGCGCAGATGCTGGCACCGAAAGCCAGAACTCCCCGCACACAGACAACGGATAACGGCAAACAGAACACCTATTTTTCCTCACTGGATAACATGGTTGCTCAGGGCAATGTTTTGCCTGTTCTGTACGGTGAAATGCGTGTGGGGTCGCGGGTGGTTTCTCAGGAGATCAGCACGGCAGACGAAGGGGACGGTGGTCAGGTTGTGGTGATTGGTCGCTGATGCAAAATGTTTTATGTGAAACCGCCTCCGGGCGGTTTTATCGTTTATGGAGCATGACGAATGGGTAAAGGCAGCAGTAAGGGGCATACCCCGCGCGAAGCGAAGGATAACCTGAAATCCACGCAGTTACTGAGTGTGATCGATGCCATCAGCGAAGGGCCGATTGAAGGTCCGGTGGATGGATTAAAAAGCGTGCTGCTGAACAGTACACCGGTGCTGGACAGTGAGGGGAATACCAACATCTCCGGTGTCACGGTGGTGTTCCAGGCAGGTGAGCAGGAGCAGACACCGCCGGAGGGATTTGAATCCTCCGGCTCCGAGACGGTGCTGGGTACGGAAGTGAAATATGACACGCCGATCACCCGGACCATCACGTCGGCAAACATTGACCGTCTGCGCTTTACCTTCGGTGTGCAGGCACTGGTGGAAACCACCTCAAAGGGGGACCGGAATCCGTCGGAAGTTCGCCTGCTGGTTCAGATACAGCGTAATGGTGGCTGGGTGACGGAAAAAGACATCACCATTAAGGGCAAAACCACCTCGCAGTATCTGGCCTCGGTGGTGGTGGATAACCTGCCGCCGCGCCCGTTTAATATCCGGATGCGCAGAATGACGCCGGACAGCACCACAGACCAGCTGCAGAACAAAACGCTCTGGTCGTCATACACCGAAATCATCGATGTGAAACAGTGCTACCCGAACACGGCACTGGTCGGCGTGCAGGTGGATTCGGAGCAGTTCGGCAGCCAGCAGGTGAGCCGTAATTATCATCTGCGCGGGCGTATTCTGCAGGTGCCGTCGAATTATAACCCGCAGACGCGGCAATACAGCGGTATCTGGGACGGAACGTTTAAACCGGCATACAGCAACAACATGGCCTGGTGTCTGTGGGATATGCTGACCCATCCGCGCTACGGCATGGGGAAACGTCTTGGTGCGGCGGATGTGGATAAATGGGCGCTGTATGTCATCGGCCAGTACTGCGACCAGTCAGTGCCGGACGGCTTTGGCGGCACGGAGCCGCGCATCACCTGTAATGCGTACCTGACCACACAGCGCAAGGCGTGGGATGTGCTCAGTGATTTCTGCTCGGCGATGCGCTGTATGCCGGTATGGAACGGGCAGACGCTGACGTTCGTGCAGGACCGACCGTCGGATAAGGTGTGGACCTATAACCGCAGTAATGTGGTGATGCCGGATGATGGCGCGCCGTTCCGCTACAGCTTCAGCGCCCTGAAAGACCGCCATAATGCCGTTGAGGTGAACTGGATTGACCCGAACAACGGCTGGGAGACGGCGACAGAGCTTGTGGAGGATACGCAGGCCATTGCCCGTTACGGTCGTAACGTCACGAAGATGGATGCTTTTGGCTGTACCAGCCGGGGGCAGGCACACCGCGCCGGGCTGTGGCTGATTAAAACAGAACTGCTGGAAACGCAGACCGTGGACTTCAGCGTGGGCGCAGAAGGGCTTCGCCATGTGCCGGGCGATGTCATTGAAATCTGTGATGATGACTATGCCGGTATCAGCACCGGTGGTCGCGTGCTGGCGGTGAACAGCCAGACCCGGACGCTGACGCTCGACCGTGAAATCACTCTGCCATCCTCCGGTACCACGCTGATAAGCCTGGTTGACGGAAGTGGCAATCCGGTCAGCGTGGAGGTTCAGTCCGTCACCGACGGCGTGAAGGTGAAAGTGAGCCGTGTTCCTGACGGCGTTGCTGAATACAGCGTGTGGGGGCTGAAGCTGCCGACGCTGCGCCAGCGCCTGTTCCGCTGTGTGAGTATCCGTGAGAACGATGACGGTACGTATGCCATCACTGCCGTGCAGCATGTGCCGGAAAAAGAGGCCATCGTGGATAACGGGGCGTACTTTGACGGCGACCAGAGCGGAACGGTGAACGGTGTCACGCCGCCCGCGGTGCAGCACCTGACTGCAGAAGTCACCGCAGACAGCGGGGAATACCAGGTGCTGGCGCGCTGGGACACGCCGAAGGTGGTGAAGGGGGTGAGCTTTATGCTTCGCCTGACTGTGGCAGCGGATGACGGCAGTGAGCGGCTGGTCAGCACGGCCAGGACGACGGAAACCACATACCGCTTCAGGCAACTGGCGCTGGGGAACTACAGGCTGACAGTCCGGGCGGTAAATGCGTGGGGGCAGCAGGGCGATCCGGTGTCGGTATCGTTCCGGATTGCCGCACCGGCAGCACCGTCGAGGATTGATCTGACGCCGGGCTATTTTCAGATAACCGCCACGCCGCATCTTGCCGTTTATGACCCGACGGTACAGTTTGAATTCTGGTTCTCGGAAAAGCGGATTACCGATATCAGGCAGGTTGAAACCACAGCCCGCTATCTTGGCACGGCGCTGTACTGGATAGCTGCCAGTATCAATATTAAGCCGGGCCATGATTATTATTTTTATATCCGCAGTGTGAATACTGTTGGCAAATCGGCATTCGTGGAGGCTGTCGGTCAGGCGAGCGATGATGCTTCCGGCTATCTGGATTTTTTCAAAGGCCAGATAACTGAATCCCATCTCGGCAAGGAGCTGCTGGAAAAAGTCGAGCTGACGGAGGATAACGCCAGCAAACTGGAGGAGTTTTCGAAAGAGTGGAAAGATGCCAACGATAAATGGAATGCCATGTGGGGCGTCAAAATTGAGCAGACCGAAGACGGCAGGCATTATGTCACGGGGCTTGGCCTCAGCATGGAGGATACGGAGGAAGGTAAACTGAGCCAGTTCCTGGTTGCCGCTAACCGTATCGCGTTTATTGACCCGGCAAACGGGAATGAAACGCCGATGTTTGTGGCGCAGGGCAACCAGATATTCATGAACGAAGTGTTCCTGAAGTATCTGACGGCTCCCACCATTACCAGCGGCGGCAATCCGCCGGTATTTTCCCTGACACCGGACGGGCGGTTGACGGCGAAAAATGCCGATATCAGCGGTAACGTGAATGCGAACTCCGGGACGCTCAATAATGTCACGATAAATGAGAACTGTCAGATTAAGGGGAAACTGTCCGCCAACCAGATTGAAGGCGATATTGTCAAAACGGTCAGCAAGTCTTTCCCCCGCACGAGCAGTTATGCCAGCGGCACCATTACGGTCACGATTAGTGATGATCAGAAGTTTGACCGGCAGGTCATGATCCCGGCTCTGTTGTTTAAAGGAAGCAGGAAGGAAAATTATGGCAGTAATAATCAACAGTCTTATGTTTATTCTGTATGCCGTTTGCAGGTAACGAAAAACGGGACAGAAATTTTTAATCAGTCAACAACGGATGCTCCGGCGGTTTTTTCTTCCGTTATTGATATGCCCGCGGGGCAGGGAACGTTGACGTTAAAATTTACGGTCTCTTCTTCAATGGTCAATAACTGGACACCGACAACCAGTATCAGCGATTTGCTGGTTGTGGTGATGAAGAAATCCACCGCAGGTATCACGATTAGCTGAATTTTATAACCCAGATACGGGCGCCAGAAATGGCGCCTTTTTTATTGCAGAAAAGCGAGAGGTAATTATGCGTAAATTATGTGCTGTTATTCTGTCCGCAGTAGTCTTGCTGGTTGCCGCTGGTACGCCAGCGAGCGCAGCAGAGCATCAGTCCACACTAAGCGCCGGGTATCTTCAGACCCATACTGATATGCCAGGCAGTGATGACCTGAAGGGCATTAACGTGAAATACCGTTATGAATTTACGGACACGCTGGGGCTGGTGACGTCATTCAGTTATGCCAATGCCAAAGATGAGCAAAAAACGCATTACAGCGATACCCGCTGGCATGAAGATTCCGTGCGTAACCGCTGGTTCAGCATGATGGCGGGGCCATCTGTACGCGTGAATGAATGGTTCAGTGCTTATGCGATGGCGGGTATGGCTTACAGCCGTGTGTCGACCTTCTCCGGGGATTATCTCCGCGTAACTGACAACAAGGGGAAAACGCACGATGTGCTGACCGGAAGTGATGACGGTCGCCACAGCAACACGTCTCTGGCGTGGGGGGCTGGCGTGCAGTTTAACCCGACCGAATCCGTGGCCATTGACCTTGCTTATGAAGGTTCCGGCAGTGGTGACTGGCGCACTGACGGTTTCATCGTGGGTGTCGGTTATAAATTCTGATTAGCCAGGTAACACAGTGTTATGACAGCCCGCCGGTTCAGGCGGGCTTTTTTGTGGAGTGGATATGGTAGCAGTAAAAATCTCAGGTGTGCTGAAAGATGGTGCGGGAAAACCAATACAGAACTGCACTATTCAACTGAAGGCAAAGCGTAACAGCACCACGGTACTGGTGAACACGGTGGCATCTGAAAATCCTGATGAAGCCGGGCGTTACAGTATGGATGTTGAGTATGGCCAGTACAGCGTCACCCTGCTGGTTGAAGGTTTTCCGCCTTCACATGCCGGGACCATTACCGTCTATGAAGGTTCCAGACCAGGTACGCTGAATGATTTTCTCGGTGCCATGACGGAAGATGATGTCATGCCGGAGGCATTGCGTCGTTTTGAGGAAATGGTGGAAGAAGCGGCACGCAACGCCGAAGCCGCCTCTCAGAGCGCAGCGGCGGCAAAGAAATCCGAAACTGCATCGGCAGCAAGCCAGACAGCAGCTAAAGCAAGTGAAGACGCAGCCAGAGAGTATGCAAGTCAGGCAGCAGAGCCGTATAAATATGTCTTACAGCCACTGCCTGATGTGTGGATACCGTTTAACGATTCACTGGATATGATTACGGGTTTTTCGCCATCTTATAAAAAGATAGTTATTGGTGACGATGAAATAACAATGCCAGGCGACAAGATTGTTAAGTTTAAACGTGCTTCAACAGCAACGTATATTAATAAGTCCGGCCAACTCAAGCTTGCTGAAGTTGACGAACCGCGATTTGAGCGCGATGGCTTATTGATTGAAGGACAGAGGACAAATTATCTGAGGAACTCAAATAAACCAGACTCATGGACTGTTCATTCCGCACTGAATAAAACATTTGGCACTGATAAACAGGGGTTCAATTATGCCACGGTGACACCCACGGAAAGTATAGTGGGAACAACAGGTGGCTATACTGTGCATGGTGTGGTTGCAGCAGACAGATTCCCGCTGGCAAGTGGTGAATGTTTCACTTTTTCGTGCCGGGTTAAAGGCGCTAAAGCACGATGCAGGTTAAGAGTTTCAGTTATTATTGGTGGAACAGATACCTTCTCTGCTGACTCTTATCTTGATCTGGATACCCGGATCGCAACAGTAAGCGGTAATACATCCCTTATAACAGCCAAAGCTGAACAACAGGGCGAGTGGACCTACTATGAGGCCACTTATACAGCTAATACGGACATTGATACCGTTAACTGTGCTTTTTATATGACAAATAAAATAAGTAATGAGACATTCTATGATGACTCAACATTAACCATGACGACGCCGCAAATTGAACTGGGCAATACGGCATCGTCATTTATTGTAACTACAATGCCAACAACACGCGCAAGTGATGTAGTTACTATCCCATCGCAGAATAACCTGTCAACACGGCCTTTTACGGTATTGTGCGAAGTAAGCAGGAACTGGAGTACACCGCCCAATGTTGCGCCAAGGATATTTGATGTTGGAGGGCACAGTATTGATGATAATTATTTATCGCTGGGGTTTGTTGCAACAGGAAAGATAAGCGCCAACGTAGGAATGGTTCAGCCACAAATTGCCTCAGATGGAGAAAGGTTCATTGTGGGTGTGAGAGCTAAATCTGATTTATCAGTAAATGCAATATGCAATGGTAATTATACAACAAACCTTAATGGTAAAATATTTGGAGTTACAGCAACATCGTACCGGTTTGGTGGGCAGACCGCAGCAGGAACGCGTCATTTGTTTGGACACATCAGAAATTTCAGAGTCTGGTTTAAAGAATTAAATGACAGGCAAATCAAGGAGGCAGTATGAAAGATTTAACTTTGAAATTTCCTGGTAACAGAGAGTTTAAATCCTTCCTGTCATCTCTTGACTGGGAGGAGGATGAAGACCTCCAGAATAAACTGTTAGTCGATGAAATTGGTTTCACCTACACAGAAACAGGGGTAACAGAAGAGGGAGAACCTGTCTGTGTCCGGAATGACGGTTATTTTGTCAACATTCGCATTCTTGATGACTTGTTTGATGTTTCTGTATTCTCTGATTATGTCGTGGAGCTGGAAACACCGCTTCGGGAATGGAGCTGAAAGGAGGAAATAATGGATATAAGCCCCTTACTTCATGCACTTTGTGCTGTGGCTGCGCAGATACTGGTTGGTCTTTTTACCGGAAACTGGGCTTACGGAGCGATAGCCGGTTGTACGTTCTTCATTGCGCGTGAACATACCCAGGCAGAATATCGCTGGATTGAAATGTTCGGGCATGGCAAGCGAATGAATATGCCGTGGTGGGGCGGTTTTGATCCGCGAGCTTGGGATGTGGCAAGCCTGATGGATTTTGCTGTGCCGGTGGTGGCGTGTCTGCTGGTCTGGCTGTTGGTTAATCGTGGGTGA